AAACCAGATACACCTTGCAAACCGCATGGACCTGATGGACCACAGAAGCCTATCGGACCACAATAACCTGCTGGACCACAAAAACCAGATACACCTTGCAAACCGCATGGACCCGATGGACCACAGAAGCCTATCGGACCACAATAACCTGCTAGACCGCAAAAACCAGATACACCTTGCAAACCGCACGGACCCGATGGACCACAGAAGCCTATCGGACCACAATAACCTGCTGGACCACAAAAACCAGATACACCTTGCAAACCGCATGGACCTGATGGACCACAGAAGCCTATCGGACCACAATAACCTGCTGGACCACAAAAACCAGATACACCTTGCAAACCGCACGGACCCGATGGACCACAGAATCCTATCGGACCACAATAACCTGCTGGACCACAAAAACCAGATACACCTTGCAAACCGCACGGACCCGATGGACCACAGAAACCTGTGGGACCACAATAGCCAGTAGGCCCACAAAATCCTGTAGGTCCCTGTAGTCCACACATGCCTGATGGACCACAATATCCTTGAGGACCACAATATCCTTGAGGACCACAAAGACCTTGTAAACCGCATAGACCGGATGGACCACAATAACCTTGTGGTCCACACCAACCTCTTGTTCCACAAAAACCTACAGGACCACATACCCCTACAGGTCCACAGTATCCTGTAGTACCCTCACTAGGTAATTTTCTTTTTAAAAAGAAACCTTCTTCTTGTTTTTTTAATATAGGCATTTATTGCTTATTTCTATTAATCTTAAAGCAGAATTTTTCCAAGTTGAAAACATAGCTTGATTTCTACCATTTACTGAAAATTCGTTCCACAATTTATCATCGGTTAATAATAATTTTACAGCTTCTATAAATTTATTTTTATGTATTAAATTTTTTTCAAAACCTTCTATAACAATTCCGGCATTACCCACTCTATCTCTTAAAGGTCCCCAATCACTAACTACAGCCGGAGTTCCAGCTGCTTGAGCTTCTAAAGCTGTAATACAATATGTTTCAAGCCATGTACATGGATATAACCATAACTTGCTAGATAAATATTCTTTTGCTAAATCTTCCTGGTTATGATAACCTCTATAAATAACTCCAGGTAATTCTCTCCAATAAGTAGGATGTTTTCTTACATTATCGGGGTAATAGCCAAATACATGTAATTCTAACTCAGGGTCCCATTTATGCAGCTCTTCAAATATATCAAATAAAATAACTAAACCCCTATCAGGATTACTTGAATATATTAATTTTTTGTTATTTCTGCAAACTGTAGATTCAAATCTTTTCAAATCAACACCATTAGGTAAAATTTCAAAATTTTCTTTCGGTATCCATGGATAGGCATTTGAAAAAAACCTATAATGATATCTAGATAATACTAAAAATTTGTCAAAATATTGCCAATTTGATGGCGTTATTCTTTCATAATAATTTAAATCATGCGCCCAAAAATAAACTTTTGCATTAGGCTGTATAAAACGAAATTCAGGTAGTCTAGACACTATTAAAATATCAATATGAGTATTTTTTTCAAAAACATCAAAATTTTCTATATTATCCCAAACTACATTATTATAAGTTCCCGGCTGTTTGCAATTATTAAAAACAAAAACTTTCTGACCCAAATTTGCTAACTCTCTACTTAAATTAATTACAGCAATTTCTGAACCTCCTACTCCTACATCTGTATGTAGAGGGTCCCATTGATGTCCGGCGTCTGGTTTTACATAAAATACATAAGTTTTTTGATTATTGTATGTAATATTAAAATGTTCTTCCTGAGTTTTCACATACTCATAGGATTGTCTTTCAATTTCATATGAATTACGATCAACGTATGTATTTAGAAAGCTTGCTATATCTGTAAAATTAGAAGTAAAATTAGCAGCACCTATTAAATAAGAAACAGCTTCTGTATATCCAGCACAAAAAGCTTGTTTAAAATATTGTTTTGATGCTTCATAAGCAGCATTATTGTAAAAACTAAGTCCTTTAATAAATCGTTGTTCAGCATAATTTAATACATGTGCATTCATTAAATCTTGTTTATAACTCGTACATTTTTCTAATATTGTGTTTTGTGGCCTAGCCAAAAGTTTTGGATATCTTTTAACTAAACAATCTGAGATTAATAAACCATTAATTTCATCAAAAGTTAAACCTTTATCAATATTGATATTATATTTGGTTAAATGTAAAAACAAATCTTCTAAAGGCTCTTTTTTGTTAAATGATTGATGAAATTTATGATGTACTGTATATCTATAATCTATTACAATATCTAAATTGTTTTCTAATGCACACGTTGTAACATCTAAATCCAGGCCACCAAAAAAATAAAAAGCATTGTCAAAATCAAGTTTATTAATTAAATGTCTGGTAATAACACTACTTTGAAAATCAACATATTTAACTAACATCGGAACACTAAAATTGAATTTTTGTGGTATTATATAAGGAAGCTCATCCGTTATTTTTGTTGAAATGAGACCAATATTATCATCCAATTTTATATATTCAATAAATTTTTGTAAATAATTTTGATTTAGATCTAGTTCTATATCATTATTAATTACCCAATATCCTAAATAATCTTCTGATTTTTTTTCGTTTATCCATTTAATAACTGTTTGGTCGAATCCTAAATTATTTTCACTATTGTCAACTATGGTCAAATTATATAAATCAGAATTATAATAATTTAGTTGATTAACCAATTTTTCAGTTAATTCATAAGTTTTATAAGTTATTATTAATATAGCTATTTTATTTAACATGGAATAAATTTGGTTAAATGATTTAAATTTATAGGAAAAGTTTTATCTAAATAATACCACCCGTTTCCAGTATATAAATTATATAACTTTGTAAAATATTCTTGATATTTGTACTTTATATTATCTAATCCATAATTATTTATAGCATACTCCCTGATCTTAGTAGGATTCAATTTTTCTAAATATTTGGCAGCCCAATATAATTCATTAAATGTATTAACTCTATAACCTGTTATACCATTAATAACTGTTTCTGTAAATGCACCAAAATCACTTGTTATTACTGGAGTACCGCACAGCATAGCTTCTATAGGAGCATGACCAAAAGGTTCTACGTATAAACTAAAATATATTAAACCTTTAGCATTAGCTAAATATTTAACCTTATCTTTTTTAGACAATACTCCGGTTTGTATTACATGATCTAAATTTTGATTATAATCAGGAGGTAAAACATCTTTAATATTACCTCCACCAATAACTATTAACTTGGAATTTAACTCTCTTGTTAAATCTATGGCCACAGAAACACCTTTGCCCCAAATAATACGTCCTATATATACATAGTAATCGGATTTATTATTTACAAACGGATAATCCTTAGGATCAAAATAAGCAGGTATAACTGTATCATACATATTTGGAAAATAGCTTTGTCTAGGTTGACACTCTTTTCCATAAACATGGTTTTGCCAAGCATAAGATTCAAATACTCTGTTTTGTAAATAACTGCCATTATGGCCAATACCTGGTTCTAATGAAATTAATTTGTCTTTAAAATGATCAGTAATAGGTTTATAAATATAACCCATAAAATTTATCAAAAATTCTTTACCGGGATTTTGGATATTTTTTTCGATCTCTTTTATACTGTTTCGATTAAATTCGTCAAAAGCAGGTCCTGCTTCCTCTTGTAAATTATCCAGTGCATTATAATCTCTATTTCCATATAATTTTTCAAAGGTTGTATTAGATACTACTGGTATAAATTTATCAATATACTCAGTATCAGATCCCTCCACACCGTAGCACAACACTTCATGACCTAGATCTTTTAGCATTTTAGCAAGATAAATAAGTTTGGTATTAAATGGATTGTTAGGAGCTTTTTCCCAACCTATTTTATAGTTCGGAAAACCTAGTAAATGAAATCGCCAAGTAAGATGTTTTTTATATTTTGATTCCGGAGATATAGAAACAGCATACCAACTCCAAACATCGTCATAACGTATATAATCAACTAAACCAAATTTTTCTAATTCTTCTAGTTTTAAAAATGTTATATGTTCACTAGAGTTAGTTTTGAACACAGATTGTGGTGTTGGTATGGTTATTAATAATATTCCATTATCAGTTAGCATATTTTGATATTTTTTTATAATATTTATAGGATTATGTAAATGTTCAAGTATTTCTGATAATATAATAATATCATACTTTTTTTCTGTTTTGAACGTATACACATCTTCATTTAAAAAATTCAGATGTGGAAAAGTTTCCTTGCCTAATTTACATGCAGCCGTACAAATTTCTAAACAATCAATATTCGTATAACCGAGGGAATATATACTATTAGCTATAGTACCTGACCAACTTCCAACGTCTAATATAGATATATTATATTGATACTTAGTGATTTTATTTTTTAACCAATTAAATCTTGCTTGAATCAAAGGATTATTAATGTCATCTAACCAAACATCCTTTCTTTCTTTATAGAAATTCTTAATATAATCTATAATATCTTCAGAGGTATCGCCCTCTCTATATTTTTGTGTTATTTCTTTGAATTTTAAATAGTCCATTAATTAATTTGATTAATATTAAAATAAATCCGGATCTGCAAGCAATACAAAGTAATCAATATAACCTCCATTGCCTGCAGAATCTGTTGTAATTGTTAATCTTATTTGCACAGAATTTGTAGGTAATAATCCTTTCCCAAAAATATCCCCCTGATAAGCAATCATTTCTAATCTACTATAATCTAAATATCCATTTGGAAAATGTTTTAATAGTGTAGAGCCTTTTATAGAAGTATCATACCATGTAAACCATACTTCATCTGTTGAACCGGGATTGGTGCATAATTCCATTTTTACGTTAGAATTTCCAAAATGATTTTCACTTATTTGCATAGTCCATTTTGTTGAAGCAATGCTAACTGTTGCTTCTTCAGCTAACTCATCGGTATTAAAAATATATACTTTTGAATATAAACTATATGAAGTATTAGGCAAAGCGTTATCTGGAGTTCTTGCTCGATTATACTCATCAACAATTAAATTATAATTAGTTTTGTATAACTCCAAATTATCTGTAGTTTGAAATGTTTCAATTATAGCTCTAGAGCACCAACTTGTAGCTAATGCCCAATTACGTAATTCTACTAACTTTGTATCTTCTGTTTTATTAATTACTAAATCGGTAATACTATCAAATTTTTTTATAGTAAACAAATTACTTGTAGCTAAAATTTGGGAAGAATTTAAATCAGTAATTCTTATTACTCCAGAAACAGTTTCTTCATTAGGTATTATCCAATCATAGTATCCCGAGCCTAAAGTGACACCATAACCAGAAACTATGGTGGACCAAGTAGCTCCACCATTGTTGCTATACTCTATAAGTAATAAGGCATCTATTTTATTTTTCATCTAAATTCCAAGTTATCGGTTTATATTGTCCATTATAAAATGTTTCTCCTCCAACAGGAGAAAATAAAGTTAAATCTAAACCAGATACAGTATAAGTATAGTTTATATATTCTGGTGTGGTTAATATGTTGCCATATAAATCTTGAATTCCACTAACAGTAATTTTATATTCATTTAAATATGCATGCGGGGCTGTTATTAAGTAAGCAGCATTATCCGATATAGTTACAGAATATATAGCCAAATAACCACTAACTGTTAATTTTTGTATTTGATATAAATCTGTATATTGTGATTCTAATACATCTAATCTTTCATTAAATTCAAGTTTCAAATTATTTGCAGATAACAAAGTTGCTGTAATTAAACTGGGTGGAGTAAAATCTCCAAAAATTTCATAATTACCCTGATTATTAGGAGCATCTAAAGCATTACCATAAATATCATATGCATAATTTATCATTAAAGTATATACTCCAGCAGCAGTATGTTTTGAAGTTTTTAAAGTAATATAATATTCATTATTGATAATAATATCTTGTACATCAGCTCCACCAGGCCCAGTTATAATATAATTAACAGGATCAGACAAAGTTTCAACATTCATTTTATGTGAAAACTTTACATCAATTAAAGAAACACTAACACCAGAAACTGAAACAATTTCTGGAGAACTTGTATATAAGAAAGTTATTGTATCAAATGCTGGATTTACTGGATTTCCAGAAATATCTTTTATGCCGGATGAAACAACTAATGTATAATAAGACTGATCTACAAAAGGAGGATCAACAAAAAGTCTTACCTTGTCATCCCATTGACTAAAATTAAATAATCCGGATATATTGATACCAGATATAGAATAGTTGTTTATATTTTCTAGACCAGAACTTAGTATAGACTCTGAAAAAAACACATCAACTGAAGTACCACTTATATTTGGTAAAGCGTCTATTAATTTAGGACCTTCTGTATCAATAAATATTTTATTATAAATGGCATAATTATAATCTGGATCTATAAAATTCCCAGCTAAATCTGTGATATTATTTACTGTAACTGTATATGTACCATAAGTATGTGTACTAGTTAATAAAACTACAGAAAAATCTGCAGGATTATAAATAGCTGCAAAAACTTGTTTATTTGTTATTGAATAGTTTCTAGAATCTTGTGCCGTGTTGATATTTAAAGCTTCATCAAAAGTTAATTTAACAATTGTATCTTCCAGCAATTTTGCAGATAAAAGTTTTGGTTTGACAATGTCAATATAATAATAGTAATAATTATAAGTATTATAGTTTAGATCTATAGTATTCCCAGCTAAATCTTTAACATTTTCTACTTTAACCGTAAAAGTACTATATGAATGATTACTCGTGTATAAATACACTATGGATGAAAAATCATCATATGTAGCTGAAATTACAACAGGGGCAGCATTACCAATTTCACCAATATTTAAAATACTATAATTTTCTGGTTTTTCTGCTTCATTTTTTACCAATTTTTCAGAAAAAGTTAGCTTTACTGAATTGGCATTTAAAATCTCTGCTTTAGTTAGTCTAGGCTTTGTTATATCAAATCCTGGCCCTTCATAAGCTCCTATATCCCATGCTGCATCATGAGGTCTAGTTATATAATTGATATCATAAGTAAATATGCCAGATAAAGAGGTGCCCGCATTTTTAGCAGGAGAAATATCCTGAAGTTGTAAATTACCATTTTTTTCGCTTACAAATTTTGGATCCGAATTATAGCTATGTTCATCAAACAAGTACCCTTGCCAAAAACTAAAATCAATAAGATCGCCTTCAAAATTAATTAAATATGAATTTAAGGTATTATGATAAAGATTATAATCTATATTTGCTGTATTACCATTCCAATCAGCTAAATTTAAAACATAAAGACCTACTGTATTTTTGATAATATTATTTTTTATTTTGGGATCTGGTACACCAGTTACGGATATTCCATTGTATATTTTGTTTCCAAAAACAGTATTATTTAATATGTATACATCTGCAGTACCATCAATCAAATTTTCATAACCTATACCTACACTGATTGTATCGTTCATATTAACTACATTATTATAAATATAAATATTTCCATTACAATTACTGCCATAAATTCCTCTTGATTTTTCTAGCTTATTTGTATGTTGTATACAATAATTATTTCTTATAATAGAATTATTATTTCTAAAAATTTGTATACAATCATTTTCACCATCTACGTAAGAATTAAATACAGCTATATAATTATCTTCTATAATAGAGTTTACAGAATCTTGTACATATATTCCATCAGTTTCAGCACCTATAAAAAGAGGCGAATTTAGTGTACACCCACTTATAACACAATTTGAACCGTATCTTAGATCTATGCCTCTGCCATAAAATAGTATATTGCAATTATAAATACGTATATTATCAGCTCTTTTAGATAGTATTTCTGCACTGTAGGAATTTCTGAATGTTAAACCACTGATAATTATATTATCATATCCATCTATAAATAGACCGTGTTTATTTATCAGATTTAATCCATCAATAATTACATTACCATTATGTCCTAAATCTTCACCAGGTAAAATATAAATAGGAAGATTTTCTATACCAGACGCATTTACATTTAACTGTTCATAATATATTTTAGAATAACCTTCCGGCCCCCCAGAGATATATAAAGAATCCCCCGGCTGGAACAGATTCCAATCTATTTCAGAAAAACTTTGCCAAGCAGTTTCCCAAGAGGTTCCATCTTTTGTACCACTTATAACCTCGTTATCTACATAATATCCTTTCCTTGATTCGTATGCACCAATATCTACATTATTTCCCTGCGGTCTTTTTACACCATCGATATCTTCTTCTATTTCCGCGTATTTATATCCAGCATCTATACCTAAAGAATTACCAGCTAATTTAAAATTATTTAAAAATGTCGGAATACCATTATAACCATTAGTATCATACCCCTTTAATTGCCAAGCCACGAAAGACTCGGTACTACTTGAATGTGTTATTACATCTCCAGCTGTATTATAATAAATATTAAAATCACAGGCATCGTTACTAAAAAAGGTGTTAGGATAATAGCTTACAAAGCCAGATACAGCTAAGTAAAATATATTATTAGCAATTATAGACATTCTATCTGTATTATTACTAACAGTATCTTTTAATTCTACAGCTAAAGAGCTTTGCTTTTCGATATATACAGTATTATTTAATATCTTTGCTGTTCCTAAATAATTAATATTAGTAGTTTGAAAACTAATCCCTGCTCCAATTGCTATATCATTGATATATATCAAATTGTTATATATATTTGCATAGCCATTGATATTTTCACAGTATATTCCATATTTAGGAGCAATTTCTGTAGCCCCTGTATTAAAGTAAATTCTATTTTTTTGTATTGTTATATTAGACTCAAAATTAGCTATAATTGCTTTTAAAGTTACAAAAGGAAAATAATTAGAAATAGTTGCGGTACAATTTTGAATAGTGTTAGAAGTTCCAGAAGAAACTTTTGCTAATATTGTTAGATAGGTAGAATAAGTTTTTGTAGTCAAATTAATGTTATCAATAAGTCCTAAAGTTACATTTTCAAAACTTACAGCAGCACCTCTATTTACTTTAATTTTACAATTTTTTATTGTAGGTTGTAAAGAATTTATGCACTTAATAGCCCCTTCTTCACTTATTGTAGTAGTAGAGGTATCAAGTATTGTGATACCATCAATTGTGACATTGTTCATTCCACTTATAAGAATTGCATTCCCTACAAAATTTTCACAAGATAAAATGGCTTCACCGTTATGCCCAACATCAGAGCTTTTTTGTATTATAATTCCTGAAGCTACAACTTGTATAGTATTTTCAAGTTTGTAGGTTTTAGAATTAGTACCTCCAGAAATTTGCAGGGTTGATCCAGGTTTTAATAAATCCCATTGAACAAATGAAAAATCTTTCCAGGCGTTTGCCCATGAAAGACCAGTATTATTGCCTGTAGAAGCATTATCCACATAATAATTACCTACTTGTGGAAATATATATTCATATGCACCTATATCCCAAAAATTGCCCAAAGGCCTGGAAGTATCATCAAGATCCTTTAAAAATTTGGAAGCTTGTGTTTCTCCGTTGTCTATACACGGTGAAATAAGAGATAATCTATAATCATCTTGAGAAATATTTTTAAAGTAAGGGATTCCTTCTAAGCCGTTTCTTTCTAGATTATATCTATCAGAAAATTCATTTAAATTAGGAAAAACTTTAGCCCCACCTTCTGTAGCTATTAAATATTCATTTTCAGTATAATATAAATTATAATTAGATACATAAGGTTCTGTACCATAACCATCGTAAAAAATCTGGAATTGTGTGTTGTATGCTAATATATTATTTTTGATAATTAAAAACCATAAATTTCTATTTACTATACCTATATCATTAAATGTAAGTGTATTATTTATAATATTGATATTACCACTAAGTAATCCATCATTAGAATCTCTCCAACCAAATTCAATACCATTTTTTAAATTATCGTAAATTAAATTTGAAAAAATATCTGTATTTTCATTGGCTCTACAATATATCCCATGATTACTATTTGCATATATTTTATTTTGTTTTATAGTGTTATTATATAAAATAATTTGTAACATTGTTGAATTTGGAATTATAGAGATTCCGTTCCCACCATTATTGTGGATTTTATTTGATGCTATAGTATTATTATCTGCAAAACCAGCCGCTCCATCAGTAGCTCTGTTTTCAATATAAATTCCGTCTGTACCAGAATTATAAATCTCATTAGAAGCTATAGTGCAATAAGATCCTCCTTCTAAAGAAATTCCCGGAGTTTTGTTTACAACACCACAATTATAAATTACACAATTCGTTATTTTATTATTGCTGCCCTGTATTAATACTCCTTTACCTTTAGAATTTCTAATTTCAAGCCCATTTAATATTATGTTATTTTTATAACCATTCCAATTCCAACCAGTACCTACACCTGACGAAAAATCTACAATAACTTTGTCATTGTTATAATTACTTATATTTATAGGATTCCCGCTTGTACCAGAATTAGTCATTATTAATGCCGCTTGATTATATGTTCCAGCTTTAATATAGACAGTATCTCCAGCTACAATAGTATTTAATGCTCTTTGTATAGTTTTCCAAGGACTCACCTCTGTCCCAGAATTTGAGTCATTTGCTACAGGATTATTTGTATCTACATAATAAATAGCCATTAATATTTAAATTCTGTTTTAGTTATACTTGTAGTAATATCTGTTTTTTCGGTTTTAAACCCTACCCAAATTTTTACAAATTTATTTTTAGGTATTCGTATTATAGCCCTGTTTGTAGGTACAGTATTTACAAAATACCATTCACCATTTTGATCGCTGGATGGATAAGGCCAAGGATAGCTAGGCGGATAGCCTAATTTACTTATAAACATAAAAATAGAATAACCTACTATACTTTTTAATTGTTTAGCAGATAAAGTAACTGCTTGTCCTAAAGCATTAAAAAAATTTGTTCTAGTTGAAGATCGCATATCATCCCAAGAACAGATTAATTCATCTGTGGGTATTGTTAGATAATATTTTCCTGGAACTGTTACAGTATTAACTGTAGTTAAATTTGTTACCCCAACATATTCATTTAAGTCAGTTATTCCATAACATAATAGAAATGTAGATGGGCTTACCACTTGTTCATTTAAAACAGCTATATCACCAACTTGATTAAAAAATTCTGTTTTAAAATAAAATAAAGTAGGTTTATCAATAAGTTCTAATTCAGTTAAACCAGTAATAGTTGTTATATTAGTATCAGTTGCAGTGCTATTAGAATCTATATTTAAATTATCTAATAAACGCCATTTTGAATTTCCTTCTTCTCTTACATAAAGTGATATAGAAGATATTTTTCCTTTTGAAGTAGCTAAATTTGTTAAAGTGTAGGAAACAGTAGTAATTTCTCCTTGTTTAGTAATTCTAGCTTCATCTTCTATTACGGATAGTGTTGGGTAATTAATAAATATTATAGGATCATAAACAATACCACTGGAAATGGGAAACTCATCAACTATATCTATTTCTAACCAGTCTTTTTCTGTCAGATCTTTTCCAAAAAATCTTACTTGATAGTGCCCTGTTTTTATATTAGTAAAATAGAAAAATCCATCATCTTCAGTGATATCTACATCAACCTTATTTCCGGCAGTATCATATAGACAAGCTTGAGCCCCTAATATAGGTATACCGGCTTTATCTCGTAAATAATTTTTATATGTGGCCATGTTTATTCTGTTGTATTTGTTCCTATAGTAGCCCCTCCTACAAAAATATAAGGTCTGCCAGCAACTGCCACTTTACCTTTTAAACTACAAGTATTATTAGGCGATCCTGTATCAGGATCCCAGGCATCGATTATTACTTTTCTGTCAGAGCCATAGCGGGAAGCTATTACTAAATTTATAGGTTGAACATAAGATCCTACACCAGGAATTTCTATAATTGCTGCAGATGATTCTCTACCACTTTGGTATACACGAATAATAGCAGGATTGGAACCATTAGCACCTATAATAGAAGTACACAAAACTTGGATTTCAGTTAAAACATAGTCAGCAGGTAAATTCTGTTCCCCTATTTTTCTAGCAGTTTTTGTGGTGCCTGTTATCCACTGTTGTCCTGAAGGATCGGATGTTAAAGGTTTTATTGTAAACGTTTGTGTTAAATTAGATATAGCCATTATACCTCCGTAAATCTTAAACTATTTGATAAAATAATTGTTTCTTCTGACCCGGTAGAAACTATAGCACCAGCTAAAGCATTTTCTCCCCAAAGCTCATTATTGTAACCAGAAATTATATATTGATCTGTGTATATACCACTTTGAACAAATATTCCAGAAGTAACCAAAATATTAAATTCAAAAGGACCAACTACAATACCATCTTGAGGAACTATTCCTCCTCCTCCGGATTGTACGGTTCCAGTGATAGGAGTACCTACTGGTTGATTATTCTGTATAGGTCTTACGCCAACTGTCCATGTAGTGCTCTGGTTTGTACTTATTTGCAAGGTACGATTTACAGTTCTAATAAAAGAAGCCCCACTTTTTTTAGTAGTAGAATAACTAGAATTTTCCCAAGTTATGCCACTTAAAGTTGTATATGCTATTTCAAATTCATGTGGAGAAATATCCCTTGTATTACCTTCCCAACCTTCTATGTCCAATTTAAACCCATATGCGGTTGACGTTAACGTTAAGGAAGGGGTTGAAAGGCCAGAAGCTCCATCAATATAAGGTAATTTATTATAGAACGGAGAAGAATAGCCGTGCCCAGCTTGACCATTTGCTACATGATCTGGATCATAAGTACCAGGTAGCATGGTAACATAAGAACTTGAATAAGTTTTATTTCCTGCTTTTATTGATAAAGACCATTTTTTATTTAATTCTAACTTTAATATATGTTCTGGGTTTATAGCTATATTATCATAATCTAAATTTACCAAAACAGAATATTTAGTTAAACTTCCATCATCCACGTTTTGTTCTATACATCTTATTGTATAATAGGTAACGTTTGGATCAATTATTTTTGCAGGGTATATATCAGAAATAACATCTCCAGCTTGAAAATTTGTAGATAAAGTAATTGTCCTAGTAGATTCATTATAAGAAGAAATATTGTATATATTACCAGAAGAACTAAAATAAAATTGTCGTACTACGGCAGCGCCAGAAGTTAAGTTTAATGCTTCTCCGGTAGTAGTTTCAGAATTTAAGACAATTTGGTTTGTTCCCTGTTTTGTTCCATTTAATCCATCCCAATTCCATTTTAAATGGACATAACTCATAGATTCACGTCTATCTGTCGTAGGACTTACATCGTAAATTCTAAAGTTAGCCGGTGTATTAACTTCAGGATCAGCTAATAATACTTCCCGACCTTCTGGATATTCTGTACTTCCCACACCTACCCTAAATGTAGTTGATGCTGTTCCAGGTAAATTAATTTGATCACAGTCATAACTTACATATAATCCGGATAAAGTTAGATACCCAATATTTGCATTATTAGTTATAAGATTTGTAATTGTTGCTTGATTTATAGTAGCTGTGGTAATATTAGCTGTATTTAATGTACTTGTATTTGGTACTTCTAAAGAATACAGATAGACTTTTCTATTCGCATTATCTATTTTAAGTACATAATTACTATTATAATCTAAAAATTCAAAAGGTCTATTATAAGTTTCTGGCTTAACAAAGCCTCTACCATAAGCAGGATCCGTGTTATTTGTATATTCAACACCTATATTAAATATAGTTGATTGTGCAGCCACTGAAGGAACATGTGATAATCTGATCATTGTTTGACTAGCGTTGATAGAACTATTTTTTATATCAAGCTCTGTTGTAGGAGAAATATAATTACCAAAAAAACCATTTTGAGTAACTACAAATGAAGCTGTTGGAGTAGAATTAGGTGATATACCTTCACCATTGTCAGCAAATGAAGTTGTAAAACCTATTATATAATTATGATTATGATCGAAAACTGTGTAACCACGTTGTGAAAGTGCATCAGAAAAAATAATTCCACAATTATATTGATTACCAGAGGAAATTTTTATGATACTTGAATTAGAATTATTTACGTTTAAAATATTATTAATATATGTTGTCCCTAGAGTCGTTATTCCAGAAACAACCATAGTTTGAGAATATAAATTGTTAAATTCTACTGAAGCATTTATTTTATTTGTTCCCAAAGAATCTCTATCTTTGAATAATATAAAATTATCATCTAGTAGACTATGATCTAATCTAAATGTAAAGTTTTTTCTTATATCAATAACACTATCATAAGCTGATCTTAGTTCATCAATGTCCTGAAAGGTAAAATTTCCATCTAATAATTTTGAAGGAATGGAAGCTGTTTTTACTATAGCGACAGGTATCTCATTTTCTGGCACATCTATGTCAACATTTGGATATCTTATGTATGCAATAATTTCAAAACTATCATTCCATCTAGTAAATCTTTCTGAATATGGCGTTAATCCTGCTCTATCAAAGAAAAAAGCGTTCTGTGTAACTATAGGGTTAGTACCAACTTCTATATAACGTACATGAATTTGGTAAAAAGTATTAGCAGTTATATTACCGTCATATATATCAGAAAGAGAAAAAGTATAAGCAGATTTTAAAGAAATTACATCACCACTAGGAAGTAAAGCCATGCCTGGCTGTATTGTCATAGTTTGTGTATTTATATCTGTGATAGATACTTTTAAGCCTGTAAAATTAGAATCTTGTGTATTATTTATAACTGAATTTAAAATACCATATTTATTTGTTAAAAAACTTACACGTTTATTTAAATTCCCATGAACAAAAGTTTGTAAATCATCAAAAACAGTTTCTAATTTTTGTATACTTCCTGAAGGTACTTTTATTCTATCCATTTTAAATTCCTAATTAATATTTAATTAAATATATGACCGCATAGTTAACTGGTCTTGTTTCTAATCCACCTGTACTATCTGTAGTATCGGATACACCATTTAACGTAGAATTTACAGGCCTTACTGTGCTAAGACCGCCACCACCCTGTGCCCATTGATCCGCTAATTGGTAATAATTATCAATAAATGAGTGCGTATGTGCTTGTAATGCATCATCTTGAAAACTACCAACTTTTACAGAAGTACCTCCGCCTGTTCTTGTAGCATAGTCTGGATCTAAGCCTCTATCAACATCCACACCTCTTAAGAAAGCTCCTCTTAAATCTGGTAATTTTCCTGCGCTACCCCACGCTGTTCCTAAAGTTGAGTATAATTCAGGATATTTAGAATTATTAACAAGCCAGCCATTACAATGTAACCAACCAGGTATAACTTCATCTTCTACAGAACCTGATAAAACTGGTTTATTTCCAGCATAAGGTATTATAGTTCCTACCGGCACACTTCTAAAAAATATATCTGGCTTAACAGTAGAATCAAGTTCTAAACTATTACCATTCATCCTAAGGCCACTAATATTCACAGTAAAAGCAGTTTTACTCATATTAATTGCAGCAGAAGGGCTAATATCTGCATCTATAATAACTCCACTTTTTAGTGATAATGTAAATGTATTACTATCTGAACTTAATATCACATCGCTATTTGAATTTAAACTTTTTGCAACAACACCGGTATCATTTCCCATTAAGAATGTATTTAATGTTTGTGCCGATAATTTGGGTAAAGTTATTGCTCCATCATTTATACTTGTAACGCCAGTATTTGTTAAACTTATAGCTCCTGTTAATGGAGTTGCTGTAGGTATGTTTGAGCTATTTCCAATTAATAAATATCCAGAAGTTAAATTTTTTAATTTTTGATGATCAATAGAATTATCTTTTATGTAGGATTGTCCGCCACTTATTGTAACAGGTCCATTATTTATAACCACGTCTGTAGCAGTAGCAACTAGACCAGAGGCTGTTAAAACTCCTAAAACATTTATATTACCATATATAGTATGCGTGCCACCTACTTTAGAAAAAATAACGTTACTTGTTATTGTTGTATTGTCATCTCGAAACGAAACAATACTATTGTTATCATGGGTTAGTGATAGAGTTTCTGAATTTAAATCCGCTGTAAATTTAAAATTTGAAACAGAATCAGTAAGATTTAAATAAGCCTCTGTTCCAGTAGTTTCTATTCTGAGTTCAGGTGTTGCATCTTTAATATGAATTTCAGCATTGGCAGCTGCTGTATGCCCTGCTCCTACAGCTAAAAAATTATTAATAATAACATTTCCTCCAAATTGTGCAACATTGCCGCCTAATACTGAAGCTACTTTTACACCTAATACCTGTGCAGGTTCATTTAGTATACAAATTTCCTTATTTTTTATATACAAGGTATTAGAAGATACATAAGTTGTTATACTATCAGAACCAAAAATTTTAAGTGAATATGGAGAAGCTGCAGTTACATTTATATCAGATACAGAACCGGAGTCTGAAGTTACTAATAAAAATGACGTATTTTCTAGGTCTTTTCTGGATATAATTATAGAGTTGTTACCCCCTCTATTTAAAGAGGAGATTGTTTTATTTTGAAGGGTCTGAGTAGCAGTAGTACCTACTATATCGCCTGTAACTGCAGATATTAACGAAGAAAGTCCTACTACTTCTCCATTTAAATTAGTAAAATTGTTATTCCAAATAACACGACCTTCATTTGGTGTATGCGTACCGGAAACAGTTAATATTGTAGCCATTTAAAACTCCTAATTATAATCTATAACTTAATATAATATATTTTCTATGAAAAATCAATGAATATTTACGTTAAATACAAATATCTTAACTCTGCATCTCCTAAGATAAAAACGGTTTGTCCCCAAGAAGTAAAAGAATAGGTACCATGTACATTTTGTTCAATATCTATATCTGTAGAATTATCACAGTCTTTTACATTTAATCTAAATAAATAGTAGCGATCAACAGGAGGAGTTGTTAAAAGTGTGGTAGTTTGTATTGTATTGGGACTATTAATAGTACATTTTAAATTTGTATTACCCAAATAATTAGTAACAGGTGATATATGCTCCCAAAAAAATGTCAAAATATCATTTTCAGGGTCCGTAACTACTCCGGAAAAAGTTGCTAATGTGCCTCCGTTATAAAAATTATTAGCAGACCATATATAGCCATATGGAGGTAAATTAAAATAGTTTATTATTAAGCCTGCTGGTAATATATAATTAGTATAATAATCCACAAAAGGCTGGTAATGACTTAATCCGTATGTTCTACAACTACGTTGTATTCCAAGAGTATACCAAAATTCTTCAGGGTTTATTTGTGTAAGCTGCTCTATAATACCACTTGAACTTACGTAATCATGTAAATGTATCCCAGAAGCTAAAATTTGAAATCTTGAAACCGGTTCTCCTATTTGGACAGAAGTTGTTAATGGTAAAGGAAATTGATAAGTATTGCCACCAGAAATTGAAACATAATTATAGTTACTATCTTGCCATATATTATTTACTATGCCAGATTCATAGCAAAAAGGCATGCCAGATATTAAACAAAATGCTGTTGTTAAATTTTTAAAATTTGGTCCTTTAGAAAGAGCGTTTGTAAGACCTTGAGACAAATATTTTAAATGCTCAGCATAATATCTTTTCTTTTCAAAAAAATTAAAGCTATCTGTTAACCACCCATTAATATACGGCGTATATGCTTCTTGTTTTATAACTTCTTCTGGATTATTTAATTCACCAAAAGCTTTAAAATAGATATTAGTGAGAGAAGGTAATAAAAATAGAGCTTTAGGTATTACAAAAGTTTCTTTAAATCCAGGAATACTATATACATTTAGATTATTATAAAATTTTAGGTAATGTAAATTTTGTATTTTAAAATCTATACCTTCATTTAAAGTGATATTAGAATATACACCACTTAATACAGGCATAGTTAAATAAATAAAATCATTAGGAATTTTATATAAATAACTTGCTATAGTTGTATTCTCTGAAGGTGGAGTAATACCACTATTAACTGGGATAAGGCCATTATCAGAAAAATAAGTATTAGTTGTATTAGTTATGTAGTAGTATTCATTTTGTCTACGACCGTAAATATTATAACTATTTACACCACTTACAGCTTCCCATATAATTGTGTTATTATTTGAAAGTAAATTATTTTGACCACTTATTATAATAACTGAAGTACTAGGTAAAGTTTCCCCATTAGAATCCAGAGCGGTAATTTTATAATTATATATAGTTCTGTCAGAAGAGGGTATATTATAACCACTTATTATAACTGGTGTCTGATATCTTTCTATTTCAACGTTTTTATCACTTCCATTAAAAACAATTTCATATTCTTGATATTGGTCTTCTATATAGCCCGGTGAATAATCAAGATAGCCCGCCAAAGTTACTTGGGCAAGATCATAAGGTAATCCTTCCATTCCATTAAATAATTGTTTCCAATAATTTTCAATTAGTGTTTTTTCATTTTTAGGCACAAAATTATAAAACGTAGAAAGTCTGTTCCAAAAGGCTTCGAAATTTGTTTTATTGTCTGGACTAAACATTAAAGTTGTATTACTCCATATAATTCATTTATATTTGTAAAAAATCTACTTATATTATTCGGGTCTATAGAATAAAAAGAACCTGTTAAGGAAGTTTGTGTTATTTCATAAGTAGTATTGTATTCTCTTACAGATATGTCCATATCTGTATTTACATATGTAGCTCCATTTTCATACATAACATTTATGAGATCTGAAACGTCAAATCTTGTATCATTCAGCGTATTAAAATAATTTACTATTTTTAATTTCATTTCCTCGGTATTCAGTCCTCCAGAATATTCTAGTTTATTTATGGTCACTATAGTAGGAGGCATAGCTTTAATCATTATATCAGAGGCAGGATATCTAAAATCAGGGTCATTGATTAAAGCATTAACAAGAGGACCATTAGCCCAATAGTAATAAGTAATTTCGATCAGTGTGTTTTCCATATTTTCGATATCAAAACTTATAGATATATCGATGTTATCAGAATATGATTTACTACTATGAAAACTATTAATAGTATAGCTAGATTTGTCAAAAGTTACTTTAGAAATACCTTCTTTAATATCTACTATTTCAACTATATATGGTTGTATATTTTGAATGGTACTTAAATTTATAGTACTACCAGGCATTATAACTGTAATTGTTCCTAATTTTATATTTTTTGGATCATGCACATAGACATCTACAGCGTTTCCTCTATGAACTCCATTTTCTAAGACATTGTTCATTTCTATGTAATATGATCTTAATGTATGATCAGTATCATTAGGAAAATCTACACCACTATTTGCAGCTGTTGCTGCTATATTAACATATCCTTCAGCGTCCAAATAGTTCAAAAGAGGATTCAAATTTACACTTATTTTTTGTTTATCTCTCGTATCATTAATTGTGGCAGTATTTGTACCGCCAATTTCCCATGCCTCTGTTTGCGTATTATAAACACCTACTTTTACTTTGCTATGACCTGTTTCCCCATTTAATAAAAATTGTTCTGGGTCAAAACCAACACCATAGTAATTAACTTGAGCGGCTTTATTCGGGTCAAAATATAGTAAGTCGGGCTTCATTCTGAACAAATGCATTGGAAAAGTTTCAGAAAAAGTTTTTACTAATAGATTATCTACATACCATTCACAGTTTCTAGTTTCTGAAACAGCTATACCAAAATGATTTCTAGAACTTTCTAAAATATAAAATCCGGCATCAGTTTGGATTTTATCTCCAGATTGTGGAAGATAGGGTGGATATGTTTGGCCTCTATCTATAACTTTATTAACATTGGCATAAGGATCATTTGGTGGATTATCCAAATCAAAGATCCATGCTTCCACTCCCATATTTTGATAAATTTTTATTTTAAATTGATAAGTAATTTCTGGCTCAATCCACACTTTTGCTGCTTGTAAAAATTGATTTTTACCGGAAGTTTGATCCCATAACTGATCATATCCTACCCAAACATTTTCTTGTAAAATATCATTATCAACTAAATAAACATTATATCTCCATAATTCAGGATGACTTTTTACATAACCCGGTCCAGTTATATTTGGGGTATATCCGTATATTTCTCTGAATTTTAACAAGTCGGCTGCTTTGTATGCTGAATCCGGCAATACAGTGTAATAAATATTGGAATTATTAGAAACCGTTCCCTGACCCCCTGTATTTAATGGTGCAATCGCAGGTCTAGACCAATTTCTATCCATACGTAACAAAAATTCCGGTTGTTTTCTCCATGCAATACCAAAACCATCGTGCGGTAGAAAAATTTCTGAATTTCTTAATACTGTAATATAAGCCATTTCTCCATCTTCAGTATTATCTGTAGTCATCATTTCACAGAATATTTCTATCCCTAAATGCTGATCAATAGGTTTGTGTATAATAGGGGATAAATTATTAAAAGTACTAGGACTTATATAATTAAATAATTGTAATTGAGCATCTTCTATCTGTTGTTCTTCTCCTGAAAGTAGCATTTCATATATACCTGAAATTTGTGCAAGAGGGATAGCTACTGCAGAAGCGGCTTCTGGGCTTAATGTTTTTCCCATTCTTAATTTATTATTAACAATACCAAATTCATTTAAATAAAATAAAGTGTTGTCTGGATGGGCCCCATCATGTATTTGCCATTGACCCGAAGCTAGTATCATTTGCAAATCCGGATTATTACTTAGTAAAGGATCATAAAAAGTATCTCCCCAATCTTCCCGTATTAATGTATATTGGTCTTGCTGTGCATAATTCATATCATATAATTTATATATACCCCTGTACATATCATTGGAAAATTCATGAGTCCAGCCAGTTATTGAAGGAAATTGTACATCAGAGGTTTCATCCAAATCTAAAAAATTACCACTGAAGGCCATATGTTTAGAATCATACTCACCGTTGTGCATTCCAGAATATGTATATAAAAAATCAATGGATTTGTATTTTTCTACATCTTGTATATAATATGTTAAATCTCTTGTCATCAAAGGATGTCCAGCACCAATGACTTCAACATCAATCACATCATTAAAATTATCCGTTATTGTTTCCTTTATGGCTGTAGATGAAGCTAAAGATTTCCCGTGTATTGTGTTTTTTATACGGTTGTATAATGAATAATTTGTCTCAATGTCTGTACCCCCAGAAAAAGCTTCTACATTTATAATTTTTACTGGAGTAGATGAAAGTTGGCCTACAACTTTAAATTGTGAATTTGCTTCTAAGTTACCTGTAACCCCATAATCATCAGCCACTACTTGTATATTTTCTGTAACATAATAAGGATATTGAGAAAGATCAGATTCCATTTGTGCTTTTGTTATAAAATAATCGCTAGTAGTTTTAAAGGTGATATTATTACTAATTAATGATAAACCTTTAGGAATAGTTATACTTCTGGGTGAGTTATAATAAAATTTGACATATCCGACGGCTTTGGTTCCTGTTCTTCTTTCTAATAAAAATGTTGCAGCAATTGCATTCATTTGGTCTTCATTAAGATCATTTATGTCAGCTAAAGACATCTGTTCTAAAATTTTTAAATGTTCTTGCTGGTAAGGTTCTAAAATTGATACCAAAGGATTTATTAGAAAATCTCTCAATACTGAGCCTTCTCTAGTATCTAATTCTGGATTATACTGTTTGATTTTTTCACGAATATAATTTGGTATATTTATCATTCTTTCACTCCTTAAGGAATCTGTACGTAAGTTTGATTTCCACTTTTTGTATTAACCTCTATTGTTAATATCCATCCTCCCAGTACCTCATCCCATGTATAACTTTTTAAAACTAAAGATTCTAAGATTTCATCATCATTTAACAAATAACCATTTATTAAATCTAAGGTTTGTTCTTTTTTTACCTGTTCTTCTAAACTTTTAATAATTACAGGAAACATGTTTTTAACATTTTCTAGTTCATCTTCTCTGTATAATTTTATTAATTCATACAAGATTGTTCCCGTTTCTTTAGAATAGATATCACTCCCAGTTTGAGTAAACATAATTTTGATAATACGTTGAGCAAGCCCATTTCTATTTGAAACATAGCTTAAGGGAGCTTTTATTGTAAATTCGGAAGAAGTTCCGTCTTCAGAAAATCTTAATATTTCTATATCTTTCATTGTAAACTCTCTAACTGTTCCATAATTTTAGGTATTGTATCTGTTATAATATTTTGTTGATCACGTAATTGAGATAAAGATCTTTCTATCTTAGTAGCTGTTTCCAGACTTACATTTTCACCAAAACCTAATTTTGAAGTATCTGTGTATTCTCCCGTTTTTTTACCTTCACATGTTATTAGCCTTTCAACATTATTAATAGCCCAGTACCCTTCTAAAATGTTTATTATGCCTGATAAATCTCCGGTACGGATTTGTTTTGCAATATCATGGCCAATTTTTGTTTGTTCTAATTCTTTTAACAATTGATCTAAATAAGGTTTAAAAGTTTGAAATAAAGGATTCGCTTCCACAGTATTTAGAAAAACATTACATAAAGCCAGCTCTCTCCTATCTTCTATCAATTGCTGTTTTAAAGCTATTTTCATAGCCTGCAATCCTGAAATTGTGTTTTTTGCCGCCGTTGGATTTACTATAATATATATATTTAATAACAGATTTCCAAGGTATTTTTGTGCTGTTTCATAAACAGTTTCTGCAGCTTGCACTTTTTCAGAATTAGTTTTATTATCAAAATGTTTGTCTCGAATAAATTGCTTAATATTGTTCATAGCAATTTCGGCTTGCACTGTGGTATTATAAATTGTAATAGGATCCAAATTTAATTTACCATAGTTTGTTTGTAATTCTTGTGAACTAATTATTGCAGATAAAATTGTTCGTGCGCCAGTTAACTCATTTATCCATTTAAACTGATTAACTGATAATTCAGCAATATTAAAATTTGTTTTTTTATTTATTGTACTTTCTATTTCAGAATCTACGTTTTTCAAAATTGTTAATACTGGGAGAAGCATATTTTGTAATAAACTTCCAACGTTTCTAATATATTTCCAATAAGAGGGAAATAGCAGAACGCTTGCTTCTTCTATACTAATTTTAGAAGTTATATTTCTCCATGTAATGTCTTTAGTAGCAGGGTTCCTAAAAAGAGCGGGTTCTGGAGTTTTAGATACATTATTTATGCTTAGGTATGTGTTCAAAAATTTATTAGGAACAGAAACTGAATTATCTAAAATATTTTTTAAATCTTTTAATAATTTTACATTATTTGTCCAAATCGGTATTCTTTCAAATAATATTTGTGAAGCATCTTTAAAAGTAGCATTTAAGATAATTCTTTGGAGTATCGGTGGCATAATTTTTATCATAGCGCTGATAAATTGCCTATATCTTAAAGTTTTTGCTTCCACTTCATTATCATATTCTACAGTACCATAATTATTTGTATAAGTAAAAAATGTAGAAGCAATTTGTGTTTGTATTGTGTTAAAATAATTAGTCCATCCTAAAATATCCAATCCAGAAGGAACATCAGCGTTTATACCATATTCATTATTTATTAATTTTATATAATTATATACGGCATTATAATTCTCATGTGTTAAATTTTGTATAGCTTTTTCTATGTAAAAATCTACTTGCGAAATTTGGTTTATAGTTATTGGTTTATCTCCGTAAAAATTTTTAGAAATTTCTCTACCTAAAATATTTTCTGCCCTTCGAATATTTTTTAAAGCTTTCTTTAAATCTGTATATAATAAATCTTCTTCAAATTTAAATAAATTGTAAAATGAAGCAAACAATTCAATTAAAATATTTATTTGTTTGTATAAAATTTGGCCCAGTTGATTTCTTCTTACTAAATCTCTTTTTAAAGTTGATATTAAATAATACTGTAAAATTAATTCACCGCCTGGTAATAGAGCTAAAGCAAAAACAACGGCGGATACTATACTATTTAGTATATTTCCAGCCAACATCTCAACTAAAAATATATTAGTAAAGGCAGCGGCTGTTGTAGACAGTAATCTACTTAATAAAATTCCTAAAGTTGTTAAAAAATTACCAACCATTTCAAAAGAAATATTATCAATAGATTTTTTTACATCTTCCCACCAAGTTTTTACTAATTTATCCAGGGCTTCCAACACAGCATCTGAATTACAGACATTTATATTATCTATTCCCAAACTAGCTAAAGTATCCCTTATTGTTATAATATCTGTAGGGGCACTTAGTGTTCCTTGCTTAATTTTTTCCCAATTTACAGCCATTAAATTAACTCGTTTATTTCTTTACTTAGTTTAGTTTTTCTAGCTTTTAGTTCCGCATCATTTAGTTTAAGTTTTTTTGCGATTTCTCTGCTTTTTAATTTTTGTGAACCATACAAACCAAAATGATATTCTAGTATTTTTTTGTCTATCGGGTCCGCTTCAAAATAAACAGCCTCTATTGCTTGCTTAACTCTAGGATCTGGCTCAGTCTGTGTAAATTCATAAAAGCCTCCTTCATCTTCATCTTCTTCAGATAAGGTTAAAGATAAATCTGCTCGCAGCTCTGTTTGCAATCTTTCAATTTCCGCAGGCGAAACTTGCATGGCATCAGAAAGTTCTAATACTGTCGGTTCTCTGCCTAGATAAGATTCTAAATTAGAATATATAGTCTTATATTTACCTATCATTAAAGCCCTAGGTTCTGGAATATGCCCCACATTTTGATAATTAGTAACAAATCTACTTAATTTTTTTAAGTAATTTGTTATATGAGTATTTAGTTGTGCTTTATTAGGATCATAAGTACTTAAAGCTGTATCAGCTAATCTATAACCTTCTGCACGAATAGCAAATTCAGGTAAACCAGAATTATAAAATTTACTAACTTGTTTTTTTATTAATGGTTCTAAAGAGCTTAATAATTCGGTTTTAGCTTCTTCTTTTCCCATTCTCCATTGATTATATAATTCAATTTCTCGCTCTTTATAAATATTTTTTGACATTAATCTACACTCCTATTCATTCTATAAGATTTAAATATAATCAATTCTTTTTTTAAAATACTCAAACTTTTTAAAGTTGTTGCTACATTATTATATGTTTCTTCAGAGTCAAACATGTTAGGAATTAAAGCAAGTAATTTATCTAATATATGTGGAGGCACCTTAGAATGAACCAGAGGAGAAATTTCACCATCAAGGGCACTACCTATAGCAGTCTTTAAAGCAGATATATTACTTAATAATAAACTGGAGAAAGCTTTTTTCATTTGTTGTGTCTGATGTTTATAAAAAGTAAAAGGAGAATTTTGCACAGATTCTATTGTACCAGTTGTACCATAGTCTTCACCATTTACTCTGGTATCCAGTATGTTGTTTATTTTTAATATTAGATGATCAATTTTAAGTAAAAAATTAAATATAGCTTGATTATTTATATGTGCATCAGTAGAATACATTTTTTCTAAGTATTTTTCGGTTACTACGTCTGGTAATTCTAATGAATGTTCAGCAACTACAAAACTAAACGCAAAAGAAGTAACAGGATCATTAGAAGCATTATAATTAACCTGTAAATTTAATGGATAACCATATATTAAATGATTGGTTACCTTTATAACTGCTATTCTATCTTCCTTAATAAGTTGTGATCCTCTAAGAACTTCATTATACATTTTTAATATACTGCTTTGATAGTAATATTTACCTCGTTCTATCCCAGAACTTTGACTAGCAGAATCAATGGTTGTTGCTGAAAAGGTATATACTCTGGCAGTTTCTCCAAAAAATGAAATATTTGCAGCACCAAATGTCTCCATTAATTGAAGTTTTTCTTTCATAGACATTTGCATAGAAGAAAGGTAAAATTTATTAGTAATATATTTTATAATTCCTGACTTTTCCAAAACCATAATAACGGCTTCTGTATTTGCTTTTGTATGTATTTCATCAGATAAATTATCTGGAGCACTTTTAGTTTTGATAAAAGGTTTTATAATTTGACCATATTTTTGTAGAGTAAGCTCACCACCAAGAATTTCTTGTAAATAATTTTCATTTTGTGGCTCTGATAATCTATTTTTCATATCAGATAATATAAATAATTCTGTAGCTGACATTATTTCATCACCGTTAATTTTAGTTTATCATCATTAATAATTAAATCATTAATACCTTTTAATGCATAAATAACATGCATTCGCCTTGTAATATTGTAAGGTTTGTACATCTCAGTTTCTTTTATTTCTTCAGGCTGTAGTTTAATGGTATTGTTTTTTAAGTCTTGGGTTATTTGACTTATCTCTGTTTTTATAGCTTTTATTTCGTTCTCATAATCTGAAATTATATTTGAATGTGATGTTGCTGTACCACTATAAAGCTGCTCTGCTAGTTTTAATTCGGCTAATTTTTTTTCCAATTGTTTATTTAAAGTTTTTAATTTCTTTTTTAAGACCTCTTCCTCCAATTTAGAGTTGGTTATAATTTTTTCAAACTGTTGCCCAGAATTTTGTAATATTATATCCCTTAATTTAGAAGCACCTTCATCAAAAATTTTCTTAGCATCGTGTGCATCATCAAGTAATGACTTTCTATTTGGATTTGCGCCTATAAAATTAAAATATGATTCTTTAGTAATAACATTTCTCCTGTTTATTGCATAAATGAAATTATAGACTTGATTCATATCATATTGTTTTTCGTTGTTAACAATTTTATATTTCTTTTGTTCATATAGGGCTCTTAATTCTTTTATTGCTTTATATAGTAAATACGTGTTTTTTATTTCTGTTTTTGTGTTATATAATTCTGGGATTTCAAAATTATATTTTCCATCTTTTACAGGTAAGAAAAATAGAATTGAACTGTCTTCTTTATTATAAATATTAAAATTAAAATTTTTATTTTCTAATTTATCTTCAGTATAAGTAAAAATACCATATTTATTTTTTACATTTAAGAAACCTTCATTAGGTGAAAGCATACCATTAGTAATATATGTATAAACATCTTTACCTATATTTTCAAAACTATATAAATCTTGATTGTATAAAAGTTCATTTGTTGCTATCATTCCGTCGTTTGTTAAATCGTGAATAACATATTTTTCTAAATTTTCCTGATTATCAGTTGGTGTTTTAGAAAAAACAGAAGTTTCAAACTCATCATCAAAAACAATTCTAGCATTCCTAAAACTTACTCTAGACCATGCTTGCCCTTGTGCTGAAATTGTTGTATCAATTGAACTTACGATCCCAACAAAAGATATACCATCTGAATCTAGTAATAATCCAGGCAAGCCTATCATTCTATAAGGATTCCATTCACTATTGATACTTACATTTCGCGAAGCATATTTTAAATCCAAATAATCCATATAGGCGAAAGGTCTTATTAAATAACCTATTTCACCTTTTTCCATCTCTTCTGAATTTATTTTTCTATATTTAGTTGTTTTTTTACCATCTTTTGTATCAATGGTTTTTTTACTAACTACGTCACTATGCAAATTACTGTAACTAACAATTTTGTAGTTTATACCTCTATAAGTTTCCTCTGTTGTAAAATTTCCTATAGCCTTATTCGGATCAAAATTTAATGTAGGATAGACAGCAATAGGAGAAAAATCTATTACTTTGTTAAGGTTATTTAATAATGGTATAGTAGCCTTTCCTATAACCCTGGTAGGTTCGTTCATCATATCTCTTGCATAAGTAGAACTATCCACTTGTTCCGGAAAGAAAATGTTACATAAAGCAGGAGGTCCTGCTTCTAATCTAGGAGTGTAAATAATTCTTAAAGGTTCCCAATCTACTGGGATAGTGTTAATATAAAAAGGCTTACAAGCAGTATAACTTGCAGGGGATATGAAATGGTAATGTAAGTATCTTTGAAACTCTGTTAAAACATGCATTAGTGTGTATGGGGTTTCCCCAAAAGCATCAGAGATACCTGACTGTAGTGCATTTAAAACTTCGTAAAATAAATCTATTTTTATTTTATTTAATAGTTCAGGATTAGGCGAAGCAAAAATAGATCTCCCAAATTTATATGATAAAGATTTTAAACCGTAGTATAAATCATTGTTCTCAAAATAAATATTAAATTGTTGAAGCATCGGAATAAAATCACCTTTTCCCCCAGGTTGATCATCTGCTAGCATTTTTTGAAAATCATCTACTAATTTAAAAACAGCATTAATACCTTTTTCTTTAGATGAACCATTAATAATAGTTGATTTTTCATTTTTTATATCTTTTAATTCTCCAGAAGTCGTTGGACTTATGGAGCTGTTTTCTCCCTTGTTATTATATATTTGTACATTTGTTGCTTGTACTCCTGTAGCATCCTTTAATTCTTTTGTCAATATCGCATCCGAAGGACGAAATTTGGCTTTAATCATTGAACCAAGTAAAGAGATTGCATTTAATGATATTATTTTACTAGAACCGGTTTTTTCAACAGCTATGCCTGTAACTTCACCTTCAAACAACAAAAAGTATTTATCTTCTAGGTAATAATAGCCAAATATTTGTACTATAGTACCAGGTAAAATTCTTAGGACATTTTGATTTGACGGAAACACAATATTAGCTGCAGGTATGTTACCTTCACGTTCTGAAATTGTTATGGATAAAAAATCCACTTTTATACCTTCAAGATATAACTCAAAATTATTTTTTAAATCTACTTTTGGTTGTTGTATATTCATGGTTTTTCTTGTTTACCTGTACTAGTTGGTTCCCATTTATAATTCAATTTGCCAGATATCATAATTCTGATCCTTTCGAGATCAGTTTTTATTTTATCTACATTGTTACCTATTTCTTTATCATTTACCTGTTGAATTTGTTCCTGTGTAATTTTCAATTTATCATATACATCTTTTTCTCCTATATTATATTGTTTTGCAAAATTTTTTATAGCATCAACAGTAACACCACTTAAATCTGTACTCTCTTTTAAGGCATTCACTAGTCTGGATGCTGCTTCAAGCTGTTGATTTGTTAGGTTGGGTATGTCTATGCCTTGACCAGAAGCAGCTTGTTGTGGTAATATTGTATATAAAGCGGTAGCAATATCGGCTGAATTTAAGTCTAACTGTGTAGCATCCCTGTATTTACTTACTCTTTCTTCTACAGCTTTGTAAACAGCTTGCTGTGTTTCAGCAACATTACGTTTACTTATTGTTTCGGTGAAATTTTTAAATATGTCACCACCAACACCAGAAGCAAATAATTTGCGAGTAGTTGTAGCTAAATTTGTGTCGTCCCACTCTGCATAATTATTTACTCCAGGAAAATTTTTATTTAATTGTGTTATTTGTTGATTATATAGTTCTTTTGTTCGTTCTAAAAATTTTATTTCTAATTCTTCAGGGCTTAGTTGTTCTTTTGATGTAGAAAATTCATCTAAAACTTGTTCAATTATATTTTCATATCTTTCTCTTACTGTACCTTCCAATTGCATCTGAGAAGTTCGTAAATGTTTTTTTAAAGCTTCTTTATCAGCAACAATGGTCTTATCATAGTTCTTTTGTAAATTATCAAAATATTCGTTTCTTAATTTATCCCCTTCTTCCAAAATATCCCAAACTTTACGTCCTCTTGACTTAGCTTCTTCTTTATCAATCATTTTTTGTCTAAATTCTTGATTCGTCTGTTCTTCACTTGCTTGAAAAATAATTTGTTTTATTAAATTATCGGACATACCTTCTTTTGGAGGTTTTATATTACTAGCAAAAATATCCATAATTGTTTCTAAAGAATAAAAATTGCCCTGCTCATCTTTTAATGCGTCCATATTATTTTCAATAAAATCTTCAATCTGTTCCTTATAATAAGATTGAGTACTCATTGATATGACAGGTGTATTACTCCACATCTTCATAGCAAATTTTTCATCCTCGGTAATGCTACTATCTACCCCCCACATCATATCCTGAAAAGCTTGAATTGATGCTTGATCCAGTTTTTGTGGTTTTAAAAGATTTTGTATATCTTTAGTATATAATTCTGTTCTATCTTTTATATTAATATTGTACCTCTTACTTAAAAAATCTATAGCTTCTTGTTCTTTATCCATTCTAATTTTCTTTTCGATATCTTGTCCTACTAAACTATATCGACCGGCACTAACCTGCTTTCTGACAAATTCTGTGTCAAGATCAACATATATTGTGTAATCTCCGTTTTTTAATTGCTCATCTCTACTTTCTAGAGGAGAAAATGGAGAGCTGCCTCCAAAAACATTCGATAACCCAGTTTCAACAGCAGATTTAAGTAATGAAAAGCCACCATAAGTACGATTTCCATATGTATCTATTCTATGGGTAGTAAGACTCTCTAATTGATCTACTGATTCTTTCTTTAGGCCCCCATAACCATAAGAAATTTCTCTACCAAATTCATCAATATATCTAATAGTATTTGCGTTAATTTCACCAATAAGAGTGGTTTGTGCTTCTTCTTCTGCGGATTTTAATAAAGAAACAATTTTTCCATATTTTAACATTTCTTGAGGATTTTTTCCTGTTAAAGTTTCAGTTACTAAGGATTTTACAGTTTGTACAGCTGTTCTAATTTGATCCGAGGTTAAATTTGTTCCTGTCATTTCTTTAATACCAGGCAGCTGTGCAAAACCTTCTAGATGTTCCCAAGAAGGTATTTCTCCATTTAATGTTTGATATATACTAGCTAAAGTTTCTATATAATTAAATTGTGCTTCTATTACATCTTGTTTAGCTAATGTTTGTTCTCTACCTCGGCCTAAATACCAGGTATAATCATTCAGATTAGAAAAATTTTGACCAATACCGGCTATAACATCGTTAATATTACTACCTGAACCACCCACAGACTGAAACATTGTAGTATAATCGCCTAGCATAGAATTTTGATAAGAACCATACATGGAAATAAGACCTTGTGTTACCCCTTGAACCCCTCCCATTCTATATACAGAAGATTGCACAAAGGGGTCGTTGCTTTTTATTAATCTTTGGGCTTCGACATTAGCGTCAAAATAAATCTGCATAGCTGTTTCTGGAGTTTGGAACATTCCGGTTTGTCTAAATTGTTCCGCTGTTATTGCTGCCCCCTGCAGAAGTTCAACAGGATCACGCTGTAATATACCTCCATAATATTTCACTTGTTCAGTAAGATCTCTAATAGTTTCTGAAGTAACCATAGATTTTTGTGCAAGCTCTGCTACAATACTTACTGCTTCTTCCTGAAAAACTCCCAAGTTTCTAGCAATTTGACGCATTTCTTCTGTCAGAGTGGTTATCCAATTTTGCATTTCTTTTGCATTAGTCGTACTAGCAAAACCACCCTCATTTGCAAATTGTAATATATTTGAAGATACCTCTTCTATACTATATTCCTGAGCATACCCCTGATAAGAATTCACAAAATCTAATACATTTTGTGCCATACTTCTTGCTTCTTTGTCACTTATTACACCAAATTGTTGGGCTGCTATTTCTTGCAAACCACCTGCCAAATCTTCTCTTTTGTTATAAGCACCTGATAACCATTCATCTGCTAAGCCTATAGTTTCTGCAGCAGTTAAAGCTGGACCTACCACCGGTAAAAAATGCGCTCCTAAATATGTAGCTAAACCTACAGGACCAGCTCCTGCCCAGTCGTCCGTTACACTTGATATAAACTCTCCTGGATTTTGTAAAACGTCTTTAAAACCTTCACGTAATGATGTTTCCGCATATTGTTGATATTCACTAGGCGCTATAGGGCCGGTAATGTCTCCTCCTAACCCCAATGAAGCTAAAATCTTTTCAGGTAAAGTATCTGGTAATAAGGTTGCATAGCGGTCTTCAGCAAAACCACCTATAGGTAAACTGCCTTGAGTAAGATTTGCAGTCCCATCAACTAGCATAGACATATCCTGTCTTATTTTAGTTAATCCAGTAGCAATGTCCTCATATATAGAGGTTATTTGAGCTTTTACATTCTCAAAACCTTCCGCATCAACTGGTGGTGAAAAATTACCGATAAGCGGTGTAAATTCCGGAGACTGATAATTAAATTGTGGAGTAACAAATTCTGTGGATCCTACAAATTGTGTGGTGTTGTCTACAGTTAAGGCTTGATCTAACTGATTTCTAATTTCTTCCGCTTGTCTAGCTATATCACTTGGATCCAGTACTACCTTATAAGTAACAACATTCTCTTCTGCATTTATAATAGGATCATCTAACACTTATTTTTTCTCCATATTAAGTAATTCTTTTAAGCCAATATTCTTAAATTCAGCTTTAATTTTTTCCCCAACAACAGGTTTAAATTTTACTTGTTTATTTGTAAACAAAGCCCTAAATCCTTTCATTTTTTCCTGCAATGTATCTTTTTCGGATATAGATTGTTTAGTAGTAGCTTTTCCAAAAATAGTGTTATTATATTCATTAAGAAGTTTATTTACAGTTGAAATTTCTACTTTACCGCTTGCAGCTAAAGTTGCATTAATCAATAATAAATGTTCTATATAACGTAATTCATATTCTTTATCTATAGCTTTTATAAGTAAAGCTTCTTTTAGACTACCGGGTTCACCTAAATCTGTTTTTGTTGCTGCTCTTAATTTCCTGAAGAGGAACCCGGAACGGAAAAATTTTCGTCAATCGTCTCCGAATTTAGTGCTTTTCTAACATCCTTTTCTAACGCATTTTGAGCTTTTACTAATTTATCTACAATTGCATTCGCCAACCCGCCTAAAAAATCATATGCTTCATTAGCATCTTTAAATTTTTTATCTCCATAGGAAACAATTGTTTTAGACAATAATTTTATACTGTATAAATGTATTACATAAGCTGCCGGATTATTTTTAATTTTGTCTCGATTCATGAATTCTTCAATTTCCAACTGATCTTTTGCTGCTAAAGTAGAAATTACAGCCTTTAATTTACCTTCTATAACTTCCACTTCTTTTGTAGCAAAACCCTTGTCAAAAATCTCTTCTAAAATTCTTGCTGTTTCTGTCATATTATTCCTTTTGATTTTAGGTTAAATATCTATATATTCAATATAAGTATTTAATTTGTATTTTTCAATAGTAAGCCAAGAATATTGGTATAAGAAGAGAAGTAGCATTAAGGCTATTTAAAATTTTAATCAAAATTTTTTATGTTAATAATAGTTTCGAGTAAAGCTATTATCAGTGATATTCCAAATAATTTTAAAAATTATATAAAAAATATTTTAACTATAGATAATCCTCTATTTTTTAAAAGATTAGATTTAGGTCTATCTTTGTGGAATATACACTCGGTATTAAGTTATTATACTATCTTAGGAAAAGAGTCTATTATTGTGCCTGTAGGAATATTGCCTTCTATTATAGAAGCTGCTAAAAATGAAAAAATAACCGATATAACTATTATTGACAATCGCGTATCTAATCCTGATCCAGAATTTTTTAATAAAATAGTGTTTACTGGTAAATTGCGAGATTATCAAAAAGATGTAGTGGATATATGCATGCAAAAAACTATAGGTATAATAGAAGCTATGACAGGTTCTGGTAAAACTATAATTTTTGTGGCTTTAACGGTTAAAAGACAAGAACCCACATTAATATTAGTACATACAATAGAATTAGCGAATCAAACGATTAAAGCCTTTACAAATTTTACTAATTTAAAAGAAGAGGATATAGGCTTTATTGGTGATGGTAAATTAGTTATTAGACCTATAACAGTAGCTCTACACCAGAGCATGGCAAAAATGGATGATGAAAAATTTAATTTAATAAATGAGTGGTTTGGACAAATAATAGCAGATGAAGTTCATATTGTAGGAGCAAACACATATTATAACACTATGACAAAACTTTCTGCTAAGTATAAATTCGGATTTACAGCCACTCCATACAGAGATGATGGCTTAACAGAAGTTATACATTTTGCAACAGGGCCAAAAATTTATGCCGTACCGCTTGTTAAATTAGAAGATGTTCTTATAAAACCAAATATTGTAAGGATAGATACCAATTATAATTTTCCTATTTTTTCAAGCAATGAATATCAAACCTTAATTACTGATTTGTCTGAAAACGAAGAAAGAAATCAATTTATTGTTGATACAATAAATCGAGAAGAATATAAAGATAAAAACATGTGTTTATTGTGCAACAGACTGTCACAAATAAAAATTTTGAAAGAAAAATTAGGGGAAGAGGCAGAAATTTTAACTTCTGAAATAAACAAAAAAGAACGAAAGGATATTATGCAAAAAGTGTTAAATGGCAAATGTAAGAAAATTATCTCCACTTATTCACTTTTTAGTACAGGGATAGATATACCACAGTTAGATCTAATTGTGCTATGTGCCCCCATTCAATCAGAAACAAGGTTAAAACAAACATTAGGCAGACTAATGAGAAAAACAAATACTAAAAAAGAGGCAATTTTAATAGATTTTGTGGACAACAAAATCTCACTATTAAAAAATCAATTCTATAAACGAAATAAAATTTATAAAAATTTATGGTCAGAAAAATAAATATTTATGGTAATAAAATTCTAAATATTCCTTGTGTACCTTGTTTACCAAAAGAAAATATTTCTTTCTTAAGTGAGGTTGAAGGAAATAACAATTTATGGTCTGATGAAGTAGTGGAATTAGTACAGGATTTAAAGGACACTGCTATGTCAGATTCCCAAAATACATTGGGGTTAGCGGCTCCACAAATATGGTGGAAAGATACGCCTTGTCCTGCAGTATTTGTCTTACGTTTAAACATAGGTACAATGGATAATCCAAACTATGTTTACCAAGAACTTATAAACCCTCTAATTAAGCCAAGTGGGCAAACAGTTACTATAGAGGAAGGATGTCTAAGTGTGCCTAAATATAGAAAAAGCTGCAAAAGAAAAATAAATGTTACAGTAACTTATCAAACTTTAACCAGTTTAGAAAAAATTACTGTTAAGCTGTTTGGCAAAGTGGATTTTAATGCCATCGTAATACAGCATGAATACGATCACTTATTAGGTAAATTAATAAAAAAGTAGTAAAATGGCAATAGAAATAGATTATAATTTTGAAAATCCTGAAAAACAGCCCGAAAAAATTAGTAGGGTAAATTTTAGATTAACAAGGTGTTGTGGTAACTGTAAATTTTTTATAACAAAAAGCGCAAGTAGATATAGAGGATATTGTAAATATCCTATCCCAGGTAATAAAAATTTAAAAAGAGTAAAAGGAGAAAAATTAGACCCAGAATTAAAAAAGACATATTTTAAAACTCACGTAACTATGTTATGCGATTTATATCAATTTAGCGGGCATAATGTTAAAAGAATACAATTGTGGATCGATAAAAAAATAAAAAATGATGGGATTGTTGAAGAATAATGAAAAATATAATATTAAGCACATTTAAAGCGGTAGGTTTAAAACCTTATCTTTGTGGTGGTACAGCAAGAGATCTTTATATTGGAAAGGAGCCATATAGTTGGGATGTATGCGTAAATGAAACATTGGCCAATTTAAGAAAAAAATTCAAAAATAACATGGTTAGTATAGACGAGTATAATCATAAAATCTCTATTAATATTAAAGATAATACTATAAATGTATACCCTTTAAAAAAGATAGTTCTTATAAATACTTACTATAATTATGAATACACAAGCAGTTTAGAAGAAGATTCAAACTCCAGAGATTTTACTATAAATGCATTGTATTATGATATAGAAGAAGATAAATTTTTGGATTTTCATGGTGGAAAACAAGATTTAGCAAACAAAATCTTAAAATTTGTTGGCAATCCATTAGAAAGAATACTTGAATCAAAGGTACGTATTTTAAGAGCTCCTGTTATAATTAGTATACTCGGGTCTGGTTGGAATATAGACTATGAAACACAGGAAGCTATAAAAGAGCATAGTTTAAGATTAGTGCCTGTAAATCCGAAACAGATTTACCAAGAAATGGTTAATTTACTCACAAGAAGTGAAAATCCTAGTAAAGCTTTTAACCTGATGAAAACTTTAAAAATTCTTGATAGCTTTTTTCCAGAATTACTAAATTGTGTAGGTATAGAACAATCTAATAAAGCTGTGGGACTGGAATTATATCAACATATCATGTTAGCTTTGGATTCAATAAAATTAAATAACAATAATTTATTAATATTAAGACTTGCTGCTTTATTACATGATATAGGCAAACCCTACACAAAAATAACAACTAAAACGGGAATTCATTTTTATAATCATGAAAATGTAGGTGCCTATTTAGCAGAAAGGATTCTAAATAGATGGGGGTTTCCTAAAGCAGTGATAAATACTGTTGTTTTATTAGTCACAAACCACTTATTTGATGCTTCACCTAAAAAATCAGATTTATCTATAAAAAAATTAATTACTAAAGTTGGTAATGAAAATATACATACATTATTAGATCTTAGAATAGCTGATAGACTAGGAACAGGTAGAGCTGACATAAGTATGGAAAAAATTGAGCTTTTAAGACAAAGAATTAATAATCTTTTACCGCTGGTGTATAGGGATAAATTAGTTTTAAATATTACTGACGAAGAACTTATATCAATGATAAGTAAATTCACAGAAGAAGCGGAAAAAGCTGTTATCGAATTAAAACGATATTTAGAAATTTTGGTAACATCTGGAATTATTAAAAATAAACAACAAAGCTTAAAAAAAGCTATAACACGAGTTAATAGAATACAATGTCCTTTAGATAAAAAACATTTGTTTAAAACATGGGCAGATTACATAATGGATTCTGCAGACATATTTCCAAACGGAATGCTAAAATGTGGTGTCTATTGTGGTTTCACTTGTAATAAAATTTTAAAACCAGAAAAAATAAAATGATTATATATTTGACTTTAATTGCTCTTATAAATATATTTGTAATAATATTTATAGTGCATTATAAAAATAAAAAAATAAACGAACTGAACAAATCATACCAAAAATTGCTAAATCAGAAAAAAAGTAGCGAAATAAAATTAGGACAAATTTCGGAACAAATCGCACCTTTCTTGCAAAATTTTCCCTATGATCCAAAAAATGTAAAATTCCTAGGGCAGCCTATAGATTTGATTAGTTTTGAAGATGATAAAGTAGTTTTCATTGAAATAAAAACAGGCAACTCACAATTAAGTGAAAAACAACGACAAATAAAACAGCTTATAAATAATAAAAAAATTTTCTGGGAAGAATTTAGAATTTCTGGAAATGCCTTACAGTTAAAAAATAACCAATCTAAAACAGATGAAGATAAGACCATTACATAGTAGTTCTTCCGGAAATGCCTGTAAAGTAGAAACCGATAATGTAATAATTTTAGTTGAAGCCGGGATAAGTTATAAAAATCTTATAGAAACAGATGAAAAATTAAAACAACTGTCTGCAATTTTTATTACGCATTCTCATACTGATCATGTTAAAGGAGCCGGAATTATTTCAAGAAAAACTGAAGCCCCTTTGTATATGTTAAAGGAAACATATCAACAAAAGGCAGATTTATTTAGATCTTGTAAAGTTAATTTTATAAAACACGGAGACAAAATATTAATAGATGATCTTGAAATATCTGTTTTTGAAACTAAGCATGATCAACCAAGCGTTGGATTTATTTTTACGGAATTGAATACCAATAAAAAATTTGCATATTTAACTGATACTGGATTTATCGGCAAATCTGTAAAAAATGCTATAAAAGACTGCAATGCGTATTTATTAGAAGCGGACTATGATGAAGATGAATTAGAAAAAACGGCCGAGTATGATGATATACTAAAAGATCGAATAAAAAGTCCTTTCGGTCATTTAGGAACACAACAAACTTTGGATTATATAAAAGAAAATATAAATCTTGAATTAACAGACTGGATAATTTTAGGCCATCTTTCACACGTTACTAATTCACCAGAGATGGTAAAGGCTAGAATAGAAAAAACTATTGATAAACAATATCATACTAAATTCTATTTAGCTCCCTTAGAATATGAATTAACATTATAATGATAAAAGAGGTAATAAATATTGGATACATTAACGTTTGATATAGAAACAATTCCACAACAAGCACCATTGACAACAATTCAACAAGAAGAATTAGAAAGACACTTAGAAAAAACGTATTCAAAAAATGTTGATTGGACAGACGTAGAAAAAGAAAACTATAAAAGACTAATCATGGCTACAAATCCAATATTTGGTGAAATTATCTGTATAGGATTACATAGAACAACTAAAAATAGTAATCATTATTTATATGATTCAAAGACTTTAACACTTAATACTGTAGGTTCAGAAAAACAAATTTTAACAAGCTTTTGGAAAATTCTTGAACACTTTAACGGAATATTTATTTCCTTTAATGGGCTTGATTTTGACGTTCCATTTATAATCAAGCGTAGCATGAAATACAACATTCTTCCTACAAATAACAGTTTTTTAGATAGAAGAAGGTTTAGTACAAAACCCCATTTTGATGTAAAACTTGTATTTGGAGATTGGGATAAATATGCTTTTGGAAATTTAAGACTATTAAGTGATTATTTAGGAATAGAATCTCCAAAAGAAGGTGCAGTTAAAGCTGAAAACGTCGAATACGAATTTAAACAAGGGCATATAGATTTGATAGCTGAATATTGTCTAAAAGACGTAGAAGCTACTTACAAAATTTATGAGTTATTAAAAAATTATCAATATCAATTTAATAAGTATTAATTTAATCAATTTAACAATATGAGTTTATTTAAAAAAGCAGAAGCACAAGCAGATAGACTAAAAATGTATGTCTATGGCGAATCTGGTACTGGAAAAACGGTAACTAGTCTGCAGTTTCCTAATGTAGCCTGTATAGATACAGAGAAGGGAACAAAACATTATGGAAAATTCTTTGACTTTGATAGGATTGAAACAAGTGATCCAAAACAAGTACTAGCTGCAATAGAAGAACTAATAGAGGACCCAAAAGGATACAAAACAATTGTAATAGATCCTTTTACACCTATATACGAAAAAATTATGGATAATCACTTAACTAGATTAAAGATAGTAACTGGTAAACCTAATTATTTCCTTCAACCGAAGGACTATAGACCTATAAAAGCTGAAGTAAAGAATCTTATTGATAGATTATTAGCTTTAGATATGAATGTAATTGTAACAGCTAGATCCAATACACTTTATAGTCAGGATAAAGAAGAATATTTAAAAGTTATAGGAACAAAGCCTGACGGACCTAAAGAACTTCCTTATTTCTTTGACATTGTACTACAACTGAAAAAAGAAACAAGAAATGGTAAAGAAGTTTTTATTGCATATACAGAAAAAGATAGAACAAATACTTTACCAGCCACTTTTGAATTTTCATACTCATCATTTGTACAATACGTAGGTATTAAAGGTTTAGAAAGAGAACCTGTAATATTTGACCAAAAAAAGAAATTAAATGAAAGTATAGGAAGAAATTTAGAAATTACCTATAATAAGAAAAAAATTAAAACAGCCGGCATAACAGCGGAGCAATTAAAAGCACTAGAAAATTTAACTGAAACTGTAGGGCAAGATGAAGTAAGTAATTTATTACAAGATGAATTTTGTGTTAATTCACTTTTAGATCTAAAAGAAAGTGAAGCTGATTTAATAATAAAAGACTTAACTGAAAAAAGTAAAAATAAATAATATAATCATAAAAATAAATATGGGAATAAATTTGAAAGAAATTGGCGAAAGTTCACAGACAACTGAATACTCTCCATTACCAGAAGGACGCTATAACGTAAAAATAACTGCAGCAGAAATTGGAAAAACAAAAACCTCTAACAATGATATGATAACAGTTACATATGAAGTTATTGAAGGCAAATATACCAACAGAAAACTTTGGAGTAATTTCACATTAACTCCGAAAGCCTATGTATATCTGTATTCACTTCTAAAAGCAATAAAAAGTAATTTAATAGAAGAAGAGGATGTAGAGCCAGAAGAAATTGCAAAAGCGTTAGTAGGCGGGAAATGCTCTATTTTAGCACAAGTTGAAACTAGTAATGGTACAAAAACAAAAAATGTAGTAAGTAATTTTAAATCTTTGGATGAGGCAGGAGACCTCGCAAAAACTACAAGCAAAACTTTATTTGAATAAATAACCAATTATCTGGGGAGTAAATATTACTCCCCTTATTTATTATGAAAAAAGTCAATATAATTATTCCAACAATAAATAGAAAAGATCTTCTTTTAGAAGCACTGCTTCCAATAAATAGACAACAAGAATATTTTAATAAACTAATTATTATAGATAATGGTAATCAAGATATACTGCATGATATAAGAAATTTACAGATAGTGAAGGATAACAAAGTTGAAATTTTAGTACAGCCTAAAAATTTGGGAGTTTCTAGTAGCTGGAATCTTGGCATTTCTAGATCTGAAGAAGTTGATTATTTGTTATTTCTAAATGATGATGTGGTTATAGGCGAAAATCAATTAAAAATAATACATAACAATTTATATGATGTAAAAGAATTTTGGCTAGCAACTGGTAATTGTTTATGGTCGATGTTCTCGTTATCTAGAGCTTGTTGTGATTTTTTTATAAGTAAAGATTCTTTTGTATTTGATGAAAATTTTTATCCAGCATATTTTGAAGATAATGATTTTCATTATAGAATTATTTTAGCAGATAAAAGTAAACATATATATAGTCCTGAAATGAACCCAGCTATATTTAGAAATTCTATGACAATAAAAAAAGACCCAAAGTTAAATTCTGGTTTTGGTAAAAACCAGCAATATTACATAAATAAATGGGGAGGTATGCCAGGTAATGAAAAGTTTACAAGCCCATTTAACAGATGATGTATTAATGAATAATTGGTATATAGCCAAATTATTTAAGATACAACAAAAAGAAACCGAGTGGCTAAAATTTATTGCTTTATTAGCTAACATAGAACCAGAAAATATTCTTGAACTTGGTTCATATGATGGAGGTTCTACCATAAGTCTTAGTTTACTTTGTAAAAATTTAATAACAATTGAATATATACCTCCAAGATATGATGTAAATATTATTAAACAAGAATGTAATTTTACTTATATTCAAGGAGACAGCACCTCTCCCGAAATTATTAATTTATTTAAATTAAACCCACAAACTAAATTTGATGTAATTTTTATAGATGGTGGGCATGAGTACAATACAGTAAAACAAGATTTTTTAAATTACAAACAATTTATAAAACCAGGTGGAATAATAGCAATGCATGATATAATAGAAAGTGATTTACATAAAGCTCAAAATACCACGGTATATAAATTTTGGAATGAAGTAAAAAATAATTTTAAAAATTTAGAAATAATAGAACCACCTCTAGATTGGGGAGGAATAGGTTTACTATGGATGCCTTAGTATTTGCTAGCTATGTACCTGATAAAAGAAAAATGTATATCATTGATGAAATGTTTCAATGTTTTGAACAATATTTTAAAGATGCAGATTTTTATGTAGGTATAAATGGAGAAAGCTGCACAGAATATATCAATTTTTTAGATCAATATAAAAGTATACTAAGTTTACAATATACTCAAATTCCAAAACATTTAGAGGTTGCTTCAGACGTCAGCGCTTATCAAGGTGCTTTAAAAATGTTAAAAAACAGCGGAAAAAAATATGATTATATATGGTTTGGACATACTAAAGGAATAGTACACAATAGTTCAGAATGGCGTTATGACTTTTTAAACAATTTTTTTCCAAAGCGAAAAGAAATAACTGAACTTTTAAAAAATTCACATGCAGGCTCCTATTCCTTATACTTAACTAAATACGCTGGAGTACAAGAATTTAAAGATGTTTTATCAAAATATTATAATTTTAATAAACCGTATTTTTTTACTTACTTGTATTTATTTACATTTTACGTATTAAAAGGTATTTATGTACATAATTTTTTAAATAACTGCCAGCCAGAATTTTTTAATAATAATTTAGTTAATGACGGAGCTGATATATATATGTTTGAGCGAGATTTTCCACAGATAGTTTGGAGACAGGGTGGTTATCCGCTATATAAAGAGTGGAAAATAAATTTAACTTCTGGTCCATGCTACCCAGAAAACCAATATTATGAGGATCTAATTAAATATTATGATTAGTATATGTATGGCATATTTTAATAGAAAAAAGCAATTATACAAAACTATAGAGTCTATAAATGAATCTTCAATAAAAGATTATGAAATTATAATAGTGGATGATGCAAGTGAAGAAATTCATCAATTAAATCTCAACGAATTAAAAACTATGTCAAATGGTAATATAGTCTTATTTAGAATAAATAAAAATAAAAAAACTTGGTATAATTCATGCATAGCCTATAATATTGCTTTTTCTGTTGCTTCCGGTGACCAAATAATTATTCAGAACCCAGAAACCTTCCATATGGGGGATATTTTATTAAAAGTGAAATCTGCTTTAACGTTAAATAATTATTATACATTTCATACTATAGCGCTAAATGAAGATACAACAAACAGGTTATATGAAATTTCAAGCATTAAAAATATTGCTGAATTTATGCAACCTATTATTAATAGTACCAATTATGTAAAACCAGGCCACAATCCTTATGATGGCAACATAATTTGGTATAATCATAAAACTTACAGACCGAATCATTATCACTTTATTTCAGCGATAATGAAAGATGATTTATATAAATTAGGGGGCTTTGATGAAAGATACCAATATGATCATTCTTGGGATGATAATGAATTATTGATCAGAATTGATAGATTGCAATTAAAAAAACATTTTATTGATAATCCCTTAGCCATACATTTATATCATCCAAGATTTTATACAGCAAGTCCCTATAATGGACAACGAAACTTAGCTTTATATCACAACACGACATTACACGAAACTAATATAAAACTTCAAGAACTGGATTTTAATAATTATAAGGATTTTTTAATATGAAAACTATTGTTACTATTACAGGGATACGGCCAGATTTTATAAGGATGTCAGAAATATTTAAAAAATTAGATAATCATTTTAATCATATCCTCATACATACAGGTCAACATTTTGACAAACTATTGTCAGATATTTTTTTTAAAGAACTGGAAATAAGATCTCCAAATTATATATTGGAAGCAGGAGGTCTAAATAAAGAACACTTTCATCAAACCTCTTATTTATCTACAGCTATAGTGGAGTTATTTAGATCTAATAATATTCGTCCGGACTTAGTAATATTTTTAGGAGATTCTAATTCTGTACTTGTTTCAGCAGTGCTAAAAAAAGAAGGATATAAAATAGCACACATAGAAGCTGGGATGCGTTCTGGGGATAAATATATGTTGGAAGAGATAAACAGAACAGTTTGTGATCATTGTTCGGATTATCACTTCGTCTATCATGAAGATTACAAAAATAATCTTATAAAAGAAAATTTGCCTGAAGATAAAATTTTTGTTGTGGGAAATACTATAGTAGAAGTTTTTAATAAATATTCTAATATATTAAATTTTACTCCAAAAGAAAATTATATAATATTAGATATTCATAGACCAGAAAATTTTAAATATAAAAATAGGTTAACAAATATTTTTATATTAGCTGATAATCTATCTAAAATATATAACCTACCAATATATTTATTGTATTTTCCAAGAACAATAAATAATATTTTAGAATTTGGCATTACACATAAATTTAAAATAGTACCTTTCATGTCCTATTTAGATTATCTGAAATTTCAATATAATTCTAAATTTATTATTTCAGATTCTGGAACAGCACAAGAAGAACCCGCTTTATTTAATAAGCCTGTAATAGTACCGCGTGATTTTACAGAAAGACCTCAGTCTGTATTTAATAATTGTTCTTATATGGTCAATGTAAATGATTTAATACATAGTATATTAGAGGCCCCTATTAATATAATGAATTGGTTAGATACTAAAGAAAAGGCTAATAAAGATTGGTTAGGAAATGGACAAACATCAGAAAAAATCATAAATATTTTAAAAACAATTTTGGATGGCTATGACATATAATAATATATATAAAAGTTTATTTAAATCAGAAACATATAATTTGCATCCTGACAATGAATTGAGGTATGTTTTGGCACTAAATTTTTTAAAAAAATTTTATACTAAAGGAGATAGTATAATAGACATATCTAGTGGTAGAGGTACTCTAATCAAATTACTATTAGATATATACCCAAAAGAAAATATTGTCTCTACAGATTTAGAAAAGTTCCATCCATATGAAGTAAAGTTTATAAAATTAGATCTTAATAATGTACAGGATAGAGAAAATTTTTCTGAAAAACACAAGTTTTTATTTGCTTTAGATTGTTTGGAACATTTAGACAAAGAACAAATTGACCCGATATTAAAATATTTATCATCATTGGCTAATTATAGTCTATTTACTATAGCTAATCATGAAGAAATTATAAATAATATTGATTTACATAGAATAAAAGAAGATATCAATTATTGGACTGCATTAATAGAAAAGTATTTTTATATAAATAATAAATATACTGCATACAATAATAGACTAATGGTATTCGAACTAATTAATAATCAAAAAAGTTAACATGGAAGAAATTAATAATATTTTAGTTGTTGGTGGAGCTGGATATCTTGGTGGTATGGTAGTTGATTTTTTATTAACACGAATGACATCAAATAATAATACGAAAATAATTGTATATGATAATCTTTTATATGAAGATTCTTACAGAAAAGAAGGAGTAGAATTTGTATTTGGGGATATAAGAGATAAAGATAAGTTGCTCGTACTGCTAAAAAAAGCTTCAGTAGTAATTTGGTTAGCAGCTTTAGTTGGAGACGGAGTTTGTCAAATAAATCCAGCTTTGTCACAAGAAATAAATACAGAAACAGTAAACTGGTTATCAAAAAATTATAAAGGAAGAATTATATTTACTTCTACCTGCTCAGTGTACGGTGCTCAAGACAAATTATTAACCGAAGCTGCAAAGACTAATCCATTATCAGTTTATGCTAAAACAAAATTAGATGCAGAAAATTATTTGATAAATAAAAATGCATTAATTTTCAGATTAGGCACTTTATTTGGTGTAGGAGATAGTTTTTCACGTATTCGATTAGATTTAGTTATAAATCTGTTGACAGTACAAGCATGTACACAAAATAAAATAACAATTTTTGGTGGAAATCAGTATAGACCTATATTACATGTTAAAGATGCTGCAAGAGCAATTGTGCATAGTATATATACAAATCATACAGGGGTCTATAACTTAAGCTATAAAAATATAAAAATAGCGGATTTAGGTGGGATATTTAAAAAAGAATTCAAAAATCTTGAAATTAATACTACAAGTGTCCCATTTCAGGATGCTAGAAACTATAAAGTTTCAAACGAAAAACTGGTAAATGATTTTGGTTTTACTTTTTTATATAATGAAAAAGACGGAATAAATGAATTACGGGAACTTGTAGAATCAAAAAGAATAAAAGATTTTGCTAGTAAAAGATATTCTAATGAACAATATTTTGCGGAAACATTGTATGGAAAAATTTCCTAAATTATATACAGGTCAAATTTATATTGATGATAGAGGAATTGTTGGATTTAATAATGAATTAAATCTCTCTAACATCAAGAGATTTTATACTATCACTAATCATAGTGAAAACTTTATACGTGCTTGGCATGGTCATTTATATGAAGAAAAGTATTTTTTAGTTACTTCTGGTTGTGCAATTATTATAGCATGTAAATTAGAAATTTTTGGTAATAATTATAAATTAAGTTCTGAAAGAGTAAAAGTTACTTTATCTTCTGAATTACCTTCAATTTTTTATATTCCAGGCGGCTATGCAAATGGTTTTAAAACATTAACTAAAGATACAAAACTAGTTATTTTCTCATCCGCAACTTTACAAGAAAGTAAAAAAGATGATATAAGAATTAATTATAATGAAAGCGAGGAAAAAAATATGTACCCAAATAATTTTGAGGTTGCTATAAGATGAATATTGTAATTTTAGGTGCTAATGGAATGCTGGGATACACATTAACACAATATATAAAAAATATTGCAGATGTAACTCCTATAACATCCAAACAATTTAATGTATTGCATAATAACATAAATGATCTTTCTCAATATATTAAAAATAGCACAGTATTAGTAGTCAACAGTATAGGTGTAATTAAACCCAGAATTAAAAATTATACAACAGAAGAAATATTTAAAATAAATTCATGGTTTCCCATACAGCTTGGAAATTATTTAAACAAATATTTTCCATATATTAAAATGATACACGTTTCTACAGATTGTGTATTTACAGGCAATAAAGGTAATTATAAAATCGATGACTTACCAGATGCTGATGATATTTATGGTTTATCGAAAGCTATAGGTGAAGCCTGTTTAAATAATGCTATGGTGATTCGTACTTCTATTATAGGGGAAGAACTGAATAACAAGTACTCACTGTTAGAATGGGCAAAAGCACAAAAAGGTTTAACAGTAAATGGCTGGGAAAACCATATTTGGAGTGGTGTAACTACTTTGGAATTAGCTAATTACATTCGATTTCTCCTAACTAATAATCTTATAAATAATGGATTAACACAGTTAGCAAGTTTGCCGATAAATAAATATGATTTACTAAAATTAATAGACGAGGTATATAATTTAAATTTAGTAATAAATAAAACCGAATCTACAGAAAAATGTGACAGAAGCCTGATCTGTACTGAACAAAAATTTATGGTACCGTCACTAAAAATACAATTAATAAGGTTAAAATCTTTTTTTGAAAATGACACCAAATGAAATACCAATAATAATAAATAGTTTTAACAGGTTAACATGCTTAAAACAATTAATAGAATTTTTCATAAAGAAGGGTATTCAAAATCCAGTGATTATTTTGGACAATAATTCTACTTATGAGCCTTTAATAGAGTTTTATAAAACTCTTCCATATGAAATAATTTATCTAAATACAAATCTGGGACATGAAGCTCTATGGCGTTCAGGACATATAAATAGATTTAATAAATCTTATTATGTTTTAACAGATCCAGATGTGGTTCCGATAGACGAATGCCCCCCAAACTTTATGGAATATTTTTTTGAAATTATGAATAAATACCCTACTTATACAAAGGTTGGTTTCGGCTTAAAAATAGATGACATTCCGGATCATTTTCCACACAAACATAGTGTACAAGACTGGGAAAGTCAATTCTGGAAAACAAAAATTGCAGAAGGTTTATGGAAAGCGCAGATTGATACTACCTTTGCTTTATTTCATCCAACCCATAAAGGAGCGTGGGGTTGGGCTATACGTACAGATTATCCATATATCGCTAGACACACAACTTGGTATTTAGATCCAAATAATTTGCAAGAAGATGAAAAATATTACTTGGGTATTAAAAAAACTATCACTCATTGGTCTAGCCAACTTTAGGAGAAAAAAAATGCCATCAAAAGGGAATGAATTAGAGAAGAGAGCAAATCATCAAAACATTAAATACAGAAAAGATGAAATGGCTCTTATTCTAAAAGTAGAAACTCCTGTAATACTGACTAATAAAGGATTAATTGCAAAAAAATCTACAGTAGATTATACAGGAACAGTTAAAGGAGGTAAATCAATAGCTTTTGATGCTAAAGAAACTTTAAGTAAAACTAGCTTTCCCCTAGCAAACATAGAAGATCATCAACTGGCTTATTTGGAATTTCAACAAAAATTAGGTGGTATTGCATTTTTTATGATACATTTTAAGGCGTTGTATCCTGATAAGGTATTTATTACTCCTATAAGTCTTATAAAAAAATATAAAATTGGTAATGATAGAAAATCTATCCCAATACAAGACTTTAAACTAGAGTGGTTAATTGAAGTCGAAAATTATTTAAATAAGGTTATTGAAATGGAGAAAGAATTAACATGAATGCTACATTCCTAAATACCAGAATTACACCTGGAGATATAATTAGGGTAACTACAAAAGAAGTTCTTGGGGTTATAGGTTATGTGACCTGTATTGATATCGAAAATGATGGTCTCGAAATACAAGGTATAAAAGATCCAGAATTATTAAAACAAATAGAACATGTAGTTGACTATGAAATAGCTTTGTTTCCTATTTCAGATATAAAATATGTTTTTAAACTAAACTTAATTAAACCAAAACAAAATGATGGAAAAGAAAAAATTATTGATAAAATTTAAAAAACTTGATAATAACGCTACCCTTCCTTCAAAAGAAAGGGAAAGTGACGCGGGTATAGATTTATATGCTTCTAAAACTGTAAAAATTCCTGCTGGGGGTAGAGATACAGTCCCTACTGGATTTTCAGTTGCTATACCAACGGGTTATTATGGAATGATTCAAGAAAGAAGCGGCTATTCATTAAAAAATACATTAATTTTAAAAGCTGGCGTAATAGATTCTGAATATAGAGGTGAATTAAAAGTAGTATTTCAAAATGCCGGAGATTATCCTGTAGCAATAACGGCGGGCGAAAAAATTGCACAATTAGTAATAAATGTCCTTCCTAAAATAAATATAGAGTTTGTAGAACAACTTGATGAAACTGATCGAGGAGACAAAGGTTTTGGTTCATCTGATAAATAATGGAGGTTTAATATGAATAAATTTTCTGAAGAAATTTGGTTAGAAAACTATAAAGCACCACTTGATGAAAATATAACTGATACTTGGAAACGTTTAGCAAGAGAAACATCAAAAATTGAAAATTCAGAAAACAGAAAAAAAATATATAATGACTTTTATTATATATTAGAAGATTTTAAATTTATTCCCGGCGGTAGAATAATGGCTAACCTAGGTGTGGACTCTAGAAAGTCCACAACCTTATTTAATTGTTATGTTCATCATCCAAAAGATATAAATTACACAGATCCAGACTCTATTGAAGGTATATACGATATGTTAAAAGCTCAAGCCCACACCTTAAAATCTGAGGGAGGGTATGGAATGAATTTTAGCTGGATTAGACCTGCAGGTTCTTATGTAAGAGGCATTGGAGGCAGGACTCCCGGAGTTATAAAATTTATGGAACTGTGGGATAAATCTTCTGAACTGATTACCTCTGGCTCAGAAAAAATATTAGGAAACCTAAAAAAGGACGAAAAAATTAAAATAAGAAAAGGAGCACAGATGGGAGTGCTCTCTGTTTGGCATCCTGAAATAGAGGATTTTATAACAGCAAAACAAACTCCAGGAAAACTTACTAAGTTTAATATTTCTGTTGGCATTACAGAAGGATTTATGGAAGCTGTAAAAAATGACGATTACTGGGAACTTATTTTTCCGGATACAGAAAGCCCCCATTATAATAAAGAATGGAATGGAGATATTGAAGAATGGATAAATAAAGGTTATACGTACACAGTTTATGATAAAATTAAAGCTAGGAAATTATGGGACAAAATTCTGTATGCTACATATACCAGAAATGAACCAGGTGTAATATTTTTGGATCTTTTTAATAAGTTAAATCCATTATCATATTGTGAAAAAATATTTGCTACTAATCCCTGTGGTGAAATTGGTATGTCAACCGGTGTATGCAATTTAGGATCAATTAATTTGCCAAAATTTGTAAAACAAAATAATGATGGTTCCTTGTATTTTGATTTTGAAGAATATAAAAAAGTTGTAAAAATAGCTATTAGATTTTTAGATAATATAAATGATATTTCTAGAACCCCATTAAAAGAATATTCCGATTCTACACAAGAAAAGAGACGCATAGGTTTAGGAAACATGGGATTAGGTTCAATGTTATTAATGTTTGGTATAAGATATGGGTCGGAAGAATCTTTAGATTTAATAGAAAAAATTTATAAATCAAAGGCTGAAACTGAATTATTAGCTTCAGCAGAACTAGGGAAAGAAAAGGGCAGTTTCAAGTTATTTGATAAAAATAAATATTTTAGTACATTTTGGTGGAAAAATTTAAGAATTTCAGAAGAAGTTAAAAAAACCATAAAAAATATAGGTCATATGCGAAACTCACATAGGTCAATGAATGCCCCTACAGGTAATACTGGTATATATGCAGGAATTGTTAGTGGTGGTATAGAACCTGTATTTTTATTGGAATATGTAAGATGGTCTATTGTAAATGATGCTGAAAAAAGAGCTCTCATTAAAAAAGGATTTAAATGGCCTAACCCATTAAAAGGTGAATGGTTTGAAACAGAACATATGAAATTTTCAACAAGGGGAGATGAACAAATTTTAAAAGGGACTTTTGAAAATGTTGATTACGAAGTTGATAGAAATCGTGGTCTTGTAAAGGCCACTATGGTGGAAGACTATGGTTGGACCTTTTTAAAGAATACTAATGTAAATATTAAAGAACTAAAACATCAAGGTAAACTTGCTACTACACAAGATTTAACAGTACAAGACCATATAAATGTTTTAAAAATTGTTGCTCATTATACAGATATGAATAATTCTAAGACCGTTAATTTTCCAAAAGATTATTCTTATGATGGATTTAAAGCTCTATATTCATTAGCATGGGAAAATAATATTAAAGGAATTACTACCTATAGAGAAGGTACTATGACCGCTGTATTAGATACTATGAAAGAAAAAGAGTATCAAAATGAATTAGAAAAACAGTTCGCAGAAGCCGGTGATAAAGTAATTCATCATGTTACAAAAATCCCTGATGTATATTTTGCTAAAGGTTTTAAAATTAAAGACGGAAATAAGAAAAAATGGTATGTCAATATTGCATTTGTAGATAGTAATTTGACTAAACCTTATGCTCTATTTGTCAGTACAAACAATAATGAAAGTAATGAAATAACAGAAGAATTAATACATTCTATGGAAAAACTTTTAGTAGAAAAAGGTATTTCCCAAGATCTAGTTGAACAACAAATAAAAAAATATGAAAACCAGAAAAATACGACAAGAATAGCAAGAATAATTGGTATGGCTTTACGACACAATATAAAAATTGAAGATATAGTAGAGGTTTTAGATAAATATTCACATCAAACATCTAGTTTTGTTTTTCACTTAAAAAAATTGCTGTCTCGCTATATAAAAAACGGTGTAAAGATAAATGTAAAGTGTCCATCTTGTAAATCTAATAAATTAGAGTACCAGGATGGATGTAAAATTTGTACAAACTGTGGTTGGAGTATGTGTTAAAAAACACCATTGCGAAACATAAATTAAACTATTAATCATAACAAAAAATATGGAAGATTTTTTAAATAAATCAATTGGAAGTCTAGATAGAGATGTTACTATTAAAGATATAAGACTAAAAAGTGTAAGTATGCCTGATAAAGTTTCAGAAAAAGTAGAATTTACTGTTGAAGATGAAAATGGTAAAACATTTACTATATCTGACTGTTGGATTGAAAATTATGAAGGAAATAAAGAAATAAAAGGTCTTTGGTATTCAGTAGGAAAAGATGGGATATCACCTATGTCTGCGTTAGCTCATTTTATGAAATACTATAAGGTGGATAAATTAAACGATTTCATAGGTAAAAAAGTAGCTGTTTACCCAGATAGAAATAATTATCTTGTACTAAGTACTTGTACTATTACTGAAGAAGACCTAAAACCACAAATTGACAAAGAACAAATAAAACCAATAAAAGTAAAACTATTTGAATAAGGAATTGTAAAAATGAAAGTAACTCCAGAATCATTAGAAATATTTGTAGATTTCTATAAATTAGACATTAGTAAACAGGACTTACAAAAAAATATGGCAGCTTTAAAGGAGGTGAAACAACAGCTTGCAAAGTTAGAAAGTATTAAAATATTGAGAAACTTTAATGAAGTAAACTATGTTATTAAAAAGGGTATGCTAACTATCACATATAGTGCATATTTCAACACATCCTATAAAAATTCAGAAAATTTATTAGAAATATATATAAATACAGATGAAAAATATGAAGATAATACTAATAAAGAAAATTCTAAATTAGAGGCCTATTTTGAACTAGGGCTTCAAATTTTTAGTCACTATAGTTTGGATACAATATTAAGAGTTAGACACTTTGATATAAAAGATTTTGATCAATTTTTAAAGAATGTAGAAAAACTTAAATTATTACAGATTTATGCAGTACCTAAATTGAATGGTGCAATATTAGATAATCTAGACCCTGTATTAGAAGCAACATCAATAAAAAGCACGTTTAAAACTTTAAAAGAAAAAAAAGTTGGACTAATTAGTGAATATACAGTTGAAGAAGGAAATGCTATTAAGGAAGCAATGAATTGGTTAGTACCAGAAGCTAAAGTTAGTAATTATGATATAACTGATAAGTTAAATCTTAAGAAAAATAATCAACACTATTTTGTAACTCATTCAATCTTGGCAGGCATAGTTGAGGCAGTGTATGAATATGACAATTATAGATTTGCTTTAATACATTGTATAGAATATCAACATAAATTATCTACCATAAAAAGACTTTTTATGTTTTCTTATAAAGATCCTTTATATAATTATATTGATGCTGGTAGAAAACTTCTTGCATTAAGTACTTACACAAAGAAGAATGCTGCCGATTTTATTTTTTCGGATGATATAGAAGACTTTCCTGCTTTAGAAATTATAGATTGGTTATATAATAGTACTAACCATGAAGTAGAAAGAATGCTAACATCAACTGATATAAAATTTATCACTAAACAATACGCAGAACATTTACAAAAAAAGCATACTGAGGAAAAAGAAGAAGAAGAATTGGTAAAAAAATTAAAAACCAAAATAGAAAGTTTAAATAATAATAAAACTTTAAATATAAATGGTGTGACTATAACAAAAAATTCAATCACGTATGCTAATCAAGTGTTAGAAATCTATGATTCACCTTCATGGGCATATATATTTATGAAAAAACTTAGTAATGCTTATGCACTTGATAAATTGAATTGGGATATAATATTTGATGCTTTTATCGCAAATGTTTCTAACAAAGAAACTTCTGGTAAAATAGGTGAAGTATTATATACCATAAAAATAAAAGAGACTACTAATTCATTAGGAATTAGTAGTACTAAAATTTATTTAAATGATTATAGGATTAACAAGGAAGAAGTAGAGGATTGTTTAAGAAGAGCAGTTTGTTATACCAATCAAGAAGATTTTGATAGTTTTCTTTCTAATGTAAGTAGCTGTTCGCTAAAATTTCATAGATATTTACAAAATGGAGTAAACTTCATGGTTGATGGATTAAAAGGAGAAGTATTATACCTAAATTTCCCACTTGAAAGAATTAAGAATTTGATGTATATACATTTGGGTAATAAATTAATTAAAATTCATGATACCAATAAGTTTATAAATTTAAGTAAAAATAGAAGTTTAGGTGCTGTAATTGATGCTTTGCTAGGTAAAGGTATTGTTGAAAATGTAACTAAAGACGATATAAAATATATCTTAGATGAAGCTAAAAGTTCTTATGAACAAAGCGTTGAAAGAAGTAAAAAACTTCTAGAAGAAACCGAAAAGACATTAAATCTTACTAAAAAAATAGATATAGTAATGAAGAACGAAATTACTATAAAAGAAGGTTATATAATACAAGGTAAATTAAGAACTTACGCCATTGATAATAAGGATTGCAAAGTTTACGACTATCCCAGCGGCAGATATATATGTATAGTAGATAAATCTACTTCACAAGTAGGTGCAGATAAATTGATCAATCGCTTATATGCACTAACAAACGATAGTGCTATAGCAAAAGAAGTTCACACATTAAATTAATCAAAGAGGAAATAATATGGAAATTAAAACTGATTTAAATACCTTTAATTCGACAATAGAAAAAAAGATTAAAGTTAGAATAGTTAGTTCCAGAGGACATGATGAATGGGAAGAAATACCTACTCTTGCTCTGGAAAGAATTAAAGAAGAAACAAATAACAATAAAAAATGGTTATATATTGATGGTGTAATGCAAAATCCTTCTACATTAACTGTAGAAAAATTGATTACGTCTGAGTATGTAATATTAACTAATGCCCTAGTCGGAGGATAAACTTAAAGGGGGCTTTGCCCCCTTCTATTTTAGAAAGGATAGATATGAGTTCAGAATTATATTTAACATATGACAATTTAAATAAATTAATTCATTACGCAAAAACTTCTACAGAAAAAGAAGTTTGTGGTTTAATTGTTGGAGATATTATATCCCAGGAACTTGGTATATTTAGAATGCATGATTTTGTACCAATAAATAACGTTTCTCCTAATAACGAAATTGAATATATTCCGGAACCATCTGAATATCTTTCTGTTTTAATGAGTACAAAACATTTGGATCCGCAAGCTAAATATTCTATAGTAGGAGTTTTTCATACCCATCCAAAATGGCCTCCTATACCATCATTGCAGGATATAGAAATGGCCGGAGTTGCAGGAATATATATAATATATTCGAATAAATATAATAGCATAAAAGCATGGTTTAATGAAGGATCTCAAGATCCAAACATTACCTATGCAATTTTTCAAGGAGAAAAAAAGTTTGGTCCTTCAAAATTAATCATCGAATAACTTATGGAAAAAAGACAAATAAAAATATTGATTGTTGGTGCTGGAGGTATAGGTTCGTGGATGGCACCAGATATTTATAGATTAACAGAAAACGGACAAATAAATGAAAATGTAAAAATAACAATTGCTGACTATGATACAGTAGAAAATAAAAACTTACTTTATCAAAATTTTCAAAAAATAGATTTGTTTGAATTTAAAGCATTAACCATAGCAGCACGATATAATATGGAACCTTATGTTAATAAAATTGAAGATAAAAAAAATCTAGCAGATTATGATTGTATAATTTCAGCAGTAGATAATACAAAATTTAGGAAACTTTTTTTTGATTATGTTTTTAACGATAACCCGGATGTCTATTGGATAGATCTAAGAAGCGAAGGTAAATCTTATGCTGTGTATGCTAAAAGCAATAAACATACTTATCAGTCTATGCTGAGCACACTACCAACAGAAGATGTAGATAATGGAAGTTGTCAAAACGCTTGGGAACTAGAAAATAATATAATACAAAGAGGTAATATACATGCTGCTGCTTATGGAGTTAGTTATTTACTAAATTGGCTCCGTGGTGATCCTAATCCAGCAGAATTTGTACATACATTATAATTTTATGGAGGAGAATTATGGATTTTTATTTTAAGTCAAAACAAGATCAGCAACAAAATAGGCAATCTAAAGATTTTAAAGAAGTATGGAATATTCAAACTGACATGAGGGTAGATCAATTAAAGTGGGATAAAATTTTTCATGATTGGGAAAATCCTGACAAATGTAGACAAAGAAAACTTGGAAAAGGTTGTATAATATGTGAAATGATAGAAAACAACATTTCGGTTGAACACCTAAAACCAGGTAATAAATAATGGATATATACTTAAAAGAAATCAAAAATTTTCCTCCATTTACAAAGGAAGAAGAACGCATAGTTCTAGAAAAAGCTAAAGCTGGAGATAAAAAAGCATATGAAGAACTTATAAAAAGAAACCTTAGGTTTGTGGTAAGTGTTGCAAAACAATATCAGAATCAGGGGCTAGCTTTAGAAGATTTGATACAGGAAGGCAATTTAGGATTGCTTACAGCTTTTGAAAAATATAGCTTAAACCACAATGTAAAATTTATAACATATGCAGTATGGTGGATAAAACAGTCCATAATGAAAGCTATACATGATAATGCAAAAGTTATAAAATTACCTCTAAATGTTATTATTGAAATTTCTAAAGTTCAAAAATTAAAAGCAGAATTAGAACAAGAGTTAGGCAGACAATTAACAAACGAAGAACTTGCAGAATTTTCGGAACAAGAAGAAGTTGCTCATATACTGAAATACAATTATAATATGATTGATCTGGATGAGCCTGTAACAGATGATGAAAAAAGCTTAAAAAATGTTATACCGGATCCATCATACATTGATAATGCAACAATGATGGAAAATATAAGAGAAGAATTAGATTTTATATTAACCGACTTTAGTGAAAGAGAAAGAGAAATTTTAATGATGTATTTTGGTATAGATCAATTTAGACCTTACACATTAAAGGAAATAGGTGTAGATTGGAATCTTACTAGAGAAAGGGTAAGACAAATTAAAGAAAAAACCATAGAAAAATTAAAAGAAAAATATGCTAATCAACTAAAAGAATATTTATAATATGTCAAATATATTTTATATAACAGAAACTTCACAATTAGAAAATGTAAAAAAATGGATTTTGGAACAGACTATATTAGGGTTTGATACAGAAACAACTTCATTAGATCCATTAACCAGTGAAGTATTATTAATACAAATAGGTAATACTTCAAGACAATATGTAATAGATGTAGCAAAGATAGGTAAAGAAAAAATAAAATTATTTTTGAAAGAAATTAATCAACCAACATTAATAAAAGTTTTTCATAACTCTATTTTTGATTATATGCAAATAAAAAGCAACTTTAACATTGCTTTAAATAATACTAAATGCACGATGTTGGGTGAACAATTATTAAATCAAGGTAAAAGTAAAGTAAGTTTTGGATTAGACAGCGTTGTTAAAAAATATTTAGGTAAGGTACTAGACAAATCTATCAGAGAAAGTTTTAGTAAGCAAGAATATGGTAATACCTTCAGTGAAGAACAATTAAAATATTCAGCTGAAGATGTTGAATACTTAGTACCTCTTTATTATGAGATACAAAAATTACTAAATGCAAGAAATATGGAAGAGTTATCATTGCTAGAATATGAAACTGCTCCTGTTTTAGGTGATATGACATTAAACGGGATTTACTTAGATAAAAATAAATGGCTTCCGTTAGAAGAAAAAGCTAAAGAAGCTGTGCAGAAAGCAAAAGAAAAATTAGATATGCATTTTAAAAATTTTCTAGATACTAACAAAACAATAGATTTGTTTGGAGACGTTGAATTTATTATAAACTACAATTCACCAAAGCAACTTTTACCAAGGCTCAGAGAAGTAACTGGATTAGATCTTACAAGTACAGATGCAAAATATTTAGAATATTATAAAGATGATTATCAAGTTATAGCTGATTTAATAAATTATAGACAAGAACAGAAAAAAATTACAACTTATGGAGCTAACTTTTTAGATTATATCCATAAAGTAGATAATAGGATACATTCTAAATACAGACAGCTTAAAGCACAAACAGGCAGAATAAGTTCTGATGATCCCAATATGATGAATCTTCCAAAAGAACAAGAATATAGAACTCCTTTTGGTGTTCAAAATCCAGAATGGAATTTTATAAGTGCCGACTTTTCTGGGCAAGAATTAAGGTTACTTGCACATATAAGTCAGGAACCACAAATGATTTCCGCACTTCAAAAAAATATAGATTTACATACCTTCTCGGCTAGTTTACTATTTAATAAAGATTACCATAGTATAACAAAAAAAGAACGTAATCAATGTAAGACCATTACGTTTGCATTATTATATGGTGCTGGTCCAAAAAAATTATCTACTCAATTAAAAATATCATATGATGATGCAAAAGGTCTTTTGGATAGGTATTTTATTGTGTTCAAAAATGTTAAAAAGTTTATGGATTCAGTGGTTAGTCAAGTTAAAGCTAATAAATATGCTTATTCACCCTTGGATGGGAGAAGAGTTTATCTTGATGATATAGATTGGGATAATAAAGCTGTTGTAGCACATGCTATTAATCAAGCAAAAAACCTGCCCTTTCAAGGTGGCGGAGCTTCAACAATAAAATTAGCTTTGGTAAGATTGAATAATAGAATAGTAAAAAATAACTATAATGCAAAAATTGTAAATGCTATACATGATGAAATTCTGGTAGAAGTTGCTCCGGAAGATACCGAGGCTGTAAAAATAGCTGTACAAGAAGAGATGATAAAAGCTTTTAATCATTACGCAGATACTGTTCCTATGGAAGTTTTGCCGAAAGTTGGTAAAAATTGGTTACACTAAATCAAATAAGAAAATGCTAAATTATTCAAATATACTATTATTAGGATTTGGTCACAAAGCTAGACAAGGTAAAGATTCAGCAGCTTTGTATTTAAAGGAAAAATTAAATAATGTTGAAATTGTGCATTGGGCAGATAGTTTATACGAACAATGTAAAAACGAAAGAAACGAATATCCTCTTATAAAACAAGAATTTGTTACACCAGAAAAAACCTATTACAGTGTATTATCTGATGCCGGTACGGGTGAACGGGTAGCAATTTCAAGTAAAAATGATCCTTTCTTACACAAGATTTTTACGCAAAGAAACATCACAGAATATTGGGGTATGACTGAAAAAGATCCCGAAATTTTACAATTTTGGGGAACTAATTTCCGTAGAAACATGTGTGACAAAAATTACTGGATTAATTTAACAATGTCTAAAATAGAACAAATAGCTAAAGAAAATTCCCCTGAATATATAATAATTGCTGACACAAGATTTAAAAACGAAGTTGAAGCTTTACACTTAAATGTTGGGTACTATGTAAAAATAATAAGAGTCGATGAATTTGGTAATGTGTATGGGGCGACAGATAGAAGTGGTTCACATGAATCAGAAGTGGAGCTAGAAAATTACCCTCCAGACTTGTCTATAACTGCTAAAGACCTTCCCTCATTAAAACAAAAACTGGATCAATTTATCGAACTTTTTATAAATCCTATAAAAACTGCACAAAAAATTAAGAAAATAGAATAGGGGATACCCCTATTCTATTTTTTAGCTTAAAAATTAACCAGCTATATTGCCAGAAGAACTACCACCCAGTTCATCTATACTTATTGGTCTAATAGCTGTACAACGAATTCCAACGTCTTCCATAAGTACTGTCTGCTGCGCAGATACTGAAAGTCTATGAGACTGAACATAACACTCCTCTAAATAAAACCCTCCATAAGCTTGCTGCTGCATATCGTATAACACCATTCCTAAGCCCATAGGTTTATTAAAAAATTCAGAGGCCAGATTTATAAAGAATTCAGCATTGTTTGTGGTATCAAAACCACCAGTAGTGGTTCCTATCTGTACAGGGTCTGTTCCAGCTAAATTATAAGGCTCTCCAGGATTAGATAAAGCAGAAGTAGTATCTGATATTGCTGGTATATATAACTGATCACCATTATCGCTATAAACATATAATGCTTGTAATAATGACGGTCCATCAAACAAGATTCTAGCTATACCCACCTGAATTATATTTCTACCAGGTACAAAATAAGGTTGTTTAGAACCTATCTCAAACAATTGCTGTATTTGTTTTTGTTGTGTTACTTGTGCATTTTGCACTAGACCAATGGGTATTAAATTACTAGGAGAATAACCCTGATCCAATTTTGGTGGTCCAGATAATAATACAACAGACTCAGAAGATAAAAAATCCCCTGCTACTGTATCTAAAGGTTGCACATGTTCACTAGTAAATTTATTCAGCCATTGTTCTAATTTTTTTACATTTGGCATTTTATTCCTCCTTAAAATAATAAGGTTACTTTAATATAATTAACAGGGTATTTTACCTTAATATCCACTGTAACTCTGATTGTATCCGGAGATAATTCATCTACTGATACTGAATTTATTTTCATGTCTGATATTCTGCCTTCTCTTGTTAAATATAAGGAAATGCTTATTAAAATAGAATTAATAAGTTTTAAAAAGGCAGGTGTTATTGTATAACGCCCTATATACGGAACCATGGACTTTCTAATAAACTTAGCTACATAATCCAAACTTTTTACAATACTTAATTCTCGTTTAGATACTTGTGTCATATCTGTAGTTAATTGGTGTCTGGATACTATAGGAGCATTAGGATTAGCTTGCACCATAATGTATGTACCCCCTTCAGCTAAAATATTTAGCTGTGCTTCATTATAATAATCAGATGATCCATATGTTTCTTCTAATCCTGTTGTAGGTAAATTAGTTAATGGTTGTTCTGGTGTTTCTCCTACTATTTGTCCTACAACTAGGCAAGGGTAATAATATCCAGGTACAGGTACTTTCACAGTAACACTTCCAGAACTACCTCCCCAACCAGCATCTCTCAATTCTTGCCAAATAGCAGTAGTTATTTCGGTTCCTGCTTTATATTTTTTATTATTAATAAAGGTATCAAATGCAAATCTTGCTTTTAAACCATAAGAGGCAAAACCTGCTGAAGTATTTAAGAAACTTTTTGTTATCCAGGTAGGACTAATAGTCGTGATATGCCTAGTTTCAGTAATGTATGCTACATCAGGATGTGTTAATATTACCCTTCTGTTCAAATGAGAAATGTTAGCATCCCTAATAGCAGTGACAGTGTTTGTTTTGTCAGTATTATTACTTGAAAATGGGGTACCACTCCAAAATCCTGACAAATCCTGATTCATTATAACTATTCGTTCCTTTTTATTTATAGGCAAAGAATATGTATCTACGTGTGTCTTCATAGCTCCGATAGAAACATTATGTGTTACTGGAGCTACAGCATAAACATCCCTTGTACCTAATACACTATCTACCGCGTTTTCTATGTCATTTGTAGTCATTCCGGAAACATTTACAACATTAATAGTTCTGCCAGAATTTAGCATAGCAAGTCTAGCTCCAAAAGCTAAAGGATTCCAAGATACAGGTTCTCCTATAGTTTCTTCAACATCAGCTAATGAGTACAAAGTTTTATATCCGTAATCACTTGCATTTTTCCTAGCTAAATATCCTATTCTTACTTGATATACATTGTTTTGATAATTAGTGTTAGTTAATAACGTTACAGAATTGTTGCTTACAGTATAATTAGTTGTATATTCTAAATGAACTACATTGCCTATACCATTTCCCGAAACAGTAATTAAATCTACAACAACCATATCTTCTAACCCAGTAACATTATAAAATACTGAATTAATGCCACTTAAAGCTATTGTAGTTGACTGCCCCTTATAAGTAACATTTTTTACTACAGAATCCTCTAATGATGGGTCTTGCCAATAAAAGCCATTACCAATAAGAACACCTTCAAGTTCTGGAGTAATAAGCGCTGGAGTTGTAGTCTTTGCTTCTTGTACAATCTCAACTCCCGGTTTTACATATGCCATTTAATTTATCCTCCAATTTATTTTATTGTACGATATATAAGTTCTGCCGTAGCTATAGGCGGAACTAGCGACCATTTTGCAGTTTCAGCTAAGGCTTTGCCTGTTCTTGAAACAGCGTTGTCTTTTTTATCGTAATCAAATAAAGCTGTACCCACTCCAAGTCCTACTGGTGTAGTAGCAATCGATAATGGGATCATAGCTTTTCTTTTTTTAATTATATAATCACCACGTGTTGTTTTTCCTACTATAGGTCTATCAAACATTTTATGTTTAAATAAACCTTTTCCTTGCACTGCTTTTCTATTTTTTACCAATTTTACATCTTCTGGTGATACTACCTTGTACATAGATCCTCTAACTTGATCACCTAATAGCTGTGCAAAATTTTTTCCTACCATCTTTACATTTTTTAATAAAGGTGTTTGTTGACTTACACCTTTTGTAACTCTATTTAAACCATGTGCCATATCACCTATCTGTTCCAATATAAATTTTTCAAAAAATTTTGTATTTTTACCATAGGCTTTTTGATATATTGGTTTATTTAATTGTCCTTTAGATAAAGTATTTAAAGGAGATTTATATTTTTCTAAAAATTCTAGGCCTTTTCTTAATCCTTTTTCTCCAGCCACCATATCTGCTTTTCTTAAAACATTGACCAATGTATCAAAAGCAGCCTGTTTTTTAAATTTAATTTCTTCTGATAATATATTCATAATTTTATTAAACTATAGCAATAAATTGATTTTGTTCAGATAAACCTGATATTGTACTCATTCCACTAACAATAATATCCCCGTTCAGCGTATAATAACCATATACAGTTCCACTAGGTATAATAAAAGTATTATTTTCTCCATCTACTGTGCCTATTAATATACCACTTATAATACTTAAATCCAAAGCATTTACAAAACTTACATTTAATGAAATTGTATCTAAAGAAGGTGGATAAACAAATTCTACTGTTGTACCATTATTTACAACTTTATAATCTATATTTTCATATAAATCTATTTCTACTGGAACTAATCCAGTAGTGGTTTCTTTAGGTACAATCTTTTTAATTTCTACATTGTTTAATTTACCGGCCTTTTCTACAGTCCTTTGTGCTAAAAATCCCAAACTTACTGTTATACCAACAGCTTCTATTTCTGATGTAGCTCTAACTATTCTTTCATCGCCTACTGCCAGCCCCATAGTTTTGTGGATACCATAAACTTGCAATTCTTTTTTATAGCCGCTTAAAGCTAAA